ACCAGCGGCTTGAGCCTTGGCGCTGAAGACACGGCGGTTAGCGGGTGATAGCATTAGCTTGGTAGCCTTACCACCGTTTTCGTAGATAGCTTGCATTACAGTATCAATGTGTGATAGCTGTAGGGATACCTTGTCAGCACTGGTTACAGTGGTGAAGGTACCAGCAACACCACCACCTGGATTGGTAGGAGCAGTGTACTCAGAGGGAGTAGCTAGTACGTTTAGAGCGGTACCGCCAGCGGAGGTGGGGTAGTTAACCCAAGCCTGGTAGCCACCGAAAGTACGGGTACCAGAACCGTTAGAGCTGTTCCAGCTGTTAACTAGGTCAAACTCAACATCGCGGCGCATTTCGGTGCCACGCTTCTTGAGCTGATAGGCGTATTCGTCAGCAACACCAGCTTGATCGACAGCACGCTTGGTACCAGTTACGGTTACGGTCTTGCTGTTGATCTGGGTGTAGTTACCTAGACGAGTACGGAGAGGCTCAGCACCTTGGGCGGCAGCTTGAGTAGCGTAAGAAACGCCTTCAGCAACAGCGCCAGAAGTGGGAGCAGCGAGTTCATCGGTTTGCCACTCGTGGAATACGGCAGTAGCCTTGGTCTTACCGATAGAGCTTAGGAAAGGAGTCTCATCGCGAGAGATCATTGAAATGAAATTCGCTAAGTCTTCTCTTTCGGAAGCGTTCATAGAGTTACCAGTAGCAGAAGCGCTACGGGCAGCAGCCTTGGGGCCGCCAGTTTGGAAATTACGTCCAGCCATTTTATTTTTCCTTTATTTAAGAAACGATATTAAAGTTTTTTGCTGACTGAAGAAATTCTTTTTAAGAAATCAAGTTGGTCTTGGGTACTACCCTGACCAGAAAGAACTTTTTTACGGGCTTCCTGTTCTGCATTCTTTTGTTTTACAGATACAGGTGTACCCTTCTTGGTTGGTACAGATTTTACGGTAGGTACTGCTTTACGTTTCACTTCACCTTTTTCCTTTGCTGTTTTAAGTTTTCTATAATCATTGATAAACTTTACAGCTTCAGGAGAATAGATTTGTTCTAGAAGTGATTCAGGAATACCTTCCTTAAGAGCGAATTCACGAATACTCTTAGCAACTTTCTCAGAGAAGTCAGGAATAAGATCAGTGATCTTTTCATTGAATTCTTTTAGTAATACTTGTTGCTGTTCTGCTTGTTGCTCTTGAATCTTAGCTACAACTGCTTTAGTACTCTCTTCACGCTTTGTACGTGCTTCCCAGTACTTTTCCTGAATTTCTTCCCGTTTTTCTTTAAGCTCTCGAGCGGTGTACGTATCACCCTCTTCTTTTGCTTTTTCGATCTGCGCAGATAAGGAATTATATTCAGCAGCTAGTTTAGTTTCTACGGCAGTAATTTCTTCATGAACTACTTGCCCTAGAGTAACTAGCTCTTGTAGCTTCTCTGTTCTTTCTTGCTCGATTTGTTTCTTCAGTTCACCGAGTTCACGCCCCTTTTGAGATAAGTGTTGATCAGTAGAGTAGCCCTTACGGATTTCCTCTAGGGTTACATATTCGGTCTTACCGTCAACGGTAACAGGAACTTTGTAACTCCAATCAATATCTTCTTCAGAAGGTAAGTCAGTATCTTGGGTAGACGCATCATCCTCAACTTCTTCCTCTTCCTCAGATTCCTCTGATTCTTCTTCTTCTTCACCTAGGTCATTTTCAGACTCCTCATCGGCATCAGGGACTTCTTCATTTTCATCCGATGATTCATCTGGACTTGGGACGCTATCGTCTTCTTCTGGTAGAGATTCTTCTTGGTCTTTTAAACCTAGAAGTTCCGCAGCAGGGGAACTCCGAAGAATGTCATCAAGACTTTTTGCTTCCAAGTCTGCACTATAACTTCCGTCATCAAAATCCTTGCTACTGACTTCAGAAGCAGGGGTATTGGTAGAGAGATGTGATAGATTCATATTATTCTATTGCCTTTATGTCCAATTAATCTTTTGCAGCTGACGCTTTTGCAGCACGTGCAGCTTTCATACGTTCGGCAAAATCTGCCTTACCTTCTTGGTTAATCTCATCAATTACTTTAATAGCATTGTGCAGACTAACTAGGATAGGTGCATAGTTTTGGGAACGACCTGTGCCACCATTTTGCCCACATAGGGCTAATTCACGCAGGATTTCTTCACGACCTCTTGCAAGAACATCTCTTGCTTCATCATACTTACTCATTATTGTCATCTTCTCCACGCTCTGCTGGAGATCCTTTGGCTAATTGTTGAATATATTTAACGTTGTTACCGTAGGTTTCAATACCTACAAGCTTTTCTTTTACAGAACCTAACGCCATTGCTACAGAATAAAGATACTCTCTTTCTTTGTTACAATGTGGTTCTGACTTTAACCAAGCTACAAATAGATCAGCAAGGATCTCACTGTAAGCTTCATTAAAGAATTGTTCTCGTTCTCGTTGAACGAATTGGGCTTGCCCTAAAGCAACTTGCGCATCACGAAATGGTTCTACTTTGTACTCCATTGTATCGTGATTCATCTTAGGTTTTAATCTCTGCTCTAAACCTTTACGATATTTGTCCATGTTTTATTTTCTAAAGAAAGCCTGACCGTACCTTTTCAATCGGCAGAGGGTCAGGGCATATTAATTACATCATTTGATTTGGCATAGCTGCTGCTGGACCTTGGATCTCAGGTGTTTGTACACCATTAACAGGTCGTGAAGCATCATTAGCTACATCCATTTTAATTGCTGCAGTAGCCATAGATAGTAGTTCTTCAACATTTGGTTTCTCAGGTAGTTGTACACCTTCCTTGGCTGCATCAATATACAGCTTAGCCCACTCTTGGTGAGACTTATCAAGGGCAACCATAAGTTGTTTGATATTATCTTGCATAGCATTCTTAGCTTGAATATTAGTTAAGTCAATAGTAGCTTGCTGTTGTGCAATACCTAGTTGTTTAACTTGTTCTTCAAGCTGACGCATCTTTTCAGCTGCTTTCATTTCATTATCTTTAGATTGAGCAGCTTTCTGTTTAAACTCTTCAGAAGTAAAGTCTTCTAGATAGTCTAATGGATCTAAATCCAATGCTTCGATAGCCTTAGCAGCAATTCTAACAGGAGCTTCTGGGTTAATAGCTGCACCTGCCCCGGCTTGTTGCAGTGCAGGAAGTAGCTGTTGACCTACCATAGCCATTTTCTTAACAATATTACTGTTACCGTTTTCACCTACATCAGCATCAATCTGAAGTAGCATATTAGCGGGTAGTGTTGCAGGATCAACAGAACGGTAAACTTCATTCTGATCAAAGTAGTTTACAGTTTGACCACGCATCTTAGTACGAATAGTCTTATAAACACCTTCTACAAGTCGTTTAATACCTGTTTCTACGAACCTACGAGCCATATACTGAATACGTACCTGAGCAGCACTCATAGCTCTCTGCATCTTTTCTTCGGAATTACCTGATACGTATAGAGTATCATTTAAACCCTGAGCAGCTTTGGATAGACCAGTAGCTTGCTCTTTGTGCATCTGTAGCATCTCTAGTAAAGGTACAGTACCAGTGCTGATAGTGTCAGGAGTCATAGCAGAAACAGCAGTCTGAGGATTACCATTTGTGGCGATAATCTGCTTAGGCTTCATGTTTTGAAGAGCACTAAAGTCAACTACGTTTGGATCTGCAAGCTTAGGTGAGTAGTTAGTTAAATAAACGTTTTCTACGAAACCCCGTAAGATAGCAGTTGTTGCTAGTGTAGAGGGTCTAATCATATCAGCAACAGATAGACCAAAGAACTCATGAGGAACTTCGAATGGGCATAGAGCCGCAAGCGGGATCATATCACAGTCTTCTTCAAGAAGAATAGTAGTACCGGCAATAATAAAGTGCTTTAGTTCGGCAATACCGTCTCCGTCACGGTCAACACGAAGCCAACATTCAACAACAGTAACCTGTCTATTAGCTTCAACAGGATAGAGTTCTCTTGAATTTCCACCTAGCCAGTACTCTTCACCAACTAGACGCTTTCGAGCAGCTTGCTCTTCGGTGTACTTGGTAGCCCAATCATAGCTACCGTCTCCAATGGCGTCCCAATCAATGTTCTCTGCAATTTGGGGGAAATACTTTCTGATCTCAGATCGAGTCATGTCAATTTGAATACCAACAAAAGAAGCATCTTCAAAGTTGTGTGCGTCTCTTGTGATACGGAAAGATTCAGGGTGAATGTTTCTTAACTCAACCCGAGTCTTATTATGTTTTCTTTTTAGACGTACATTCTTGTATACCATGACGTATACAGCATTACCGTCTTCATCAGTGTCTAACTTCTGATCATACTCTAGTTGACCAACGACTTCAACATCATCGTCAGCTAGTAGTGTGTCTAGGTTCTCTTGGGAGATTTCTTCGTACTCTTCATATGAGTAATCATAATCCTCGATAAATTCCCAACGTACAATAGAATTTTTCCATAGTAGAGCTGCTTTAACCCATGTATTTAATACTTGCCAACCAGGATTCTTTTTAAAGATTTCATAGTTGACTAGGTCTGAAGCCATCTTTGCATCATGAAAAGCTTTAGGGCTGTTGTTGTAAGGAGTAAACCTAGCAATTTTATTATTGTTAAATAGTAGTTCAGAGATAATAGCTGAGTAGCCTTCAACAGCTTCTACAGTATCTGAAGATACAATTTGAGAAACACCCTGTGGTTTTAGGTGCATATCAGGCATCATGCCATACTCAAATGTAGCCTTCTGTCTTTCTCTGGCCATATCAGAACTATTTAAGAAGTCACCAACAGAATTCATTACCCCTGTTTCGATCATACTTACTAGTTCTTCATCTGTAACTTTCTCTTTGTATCCTTGAGAAATTCTAACTACGCTAGAAATATTGTCTGCCATTATAAACCTTTCTTGGTTTCAATCAATCATTCAAGGCTATAATAGCCATATTATAAGTCTTCCGGTCTCCCTCCTGCCGGTCGCCCCAGGTGGACACAAAGGGGATTAGGTACCCCGGATAGGGAGTGTTCGTCCAGACTTTTCCCCAATCTTTTCTTTGGGGTTAAGTAGTTTATTAGGTTGTTGTGGTTTAAGTAGCTTCTTAAAAGCTTCCTTTTCCTCACCACGAAGAGGTACATTCATAACCATGTTGATTCTACCTGTTGAAAGTTCCCCATACGTTGTGTAAAGGGAACATTGTTAGTTGTTAGTTTGTCACCGTGAGTTCTGATTACTTCAAGAACAATAGCCAGAGCAATAACTGTATCATCATTATGACCAACAATAGCGTTAGTCTTTCCTGAGTCATCAGCTACATAGTTCATGAGTTCACCGATAATAGTTCTGGAAGGAATCCATACTTCATCATTCTCGATAGCACTCTTTAAGAAACCAATAATAGCTGGCTTAGACGCAGAAGTAGTTCTCCACCCTACTCGACTACCTTCTTCTTTAGATACATTAGCAATCTTGGTTTGGTAGTACAGGTTAACATAGTTCATCTGTGTTAATCTGTTTAGGGTAGCAATACCCATAGAGTTAGATTCTACGGCTAATAGTGCGTTGTTATAGTATCTACCTAAGTAAAATAACACATCACCAAACTTAGAAGGGTCAATAGTGTTATTCCGATATACAGCACACACTTCCCTATCTTTGTTCATCACAATAGCGGTAGAGTAATCCTTACCTACACCTAAAGATACATCAGCACCAATAGCAAAAGAATCCTCAAAGGTAGGATACTTGTAAATCTCAATAGATCCTCTTGGAGCATCCTCCATCATCTGAGACTCAAAGTTAAACTCCATCTGCTTCAGAATAGGTTGAGGAACTAAAGCCATTAGTTTCTCGATGTTAAATACATTAGCACCAGAAACAACAAAAGCCTCATCAGGAGTAGCTGGATACTCTTGTCTGAACTTATCAGATCCACCCTCAGCAATCTTTAACCTTCTCCAGTATAACTGGTCATTGTCAAGATTAAACCGGGTAACTAACACCTCTTCTTCATCTGTTCTTTCGAATGATTCTGGCGCAGCCCGGCGATATTCTGGCATAAGAAACCAAGGTACAAATATCGGTATATACTCGTTCTCTCCAGCTACAGCACCCTTCCATAATCTATGAAACTCATTCCCCACACCATTAGCAGTACTCTCAAGAATAACTTCAGTACCCGGTGCCTGTGAAATACCCTGGAATAAACCCGCCAAGATCTTAGCGTCATGCGTCCAGAAAGCCACCTCAGACAAGTGTGCAATAGTAGGCGTAGTTCCACGACCAGCTTCAGGAGAACCCGCAGTATATAGTCTATAACCTGAATCATTATGCTCAAACATAATCTCTTTGGCATTAGACTTCTTAAACTTAGGTCTGAACTCTTCAGGCATATTAGCAATAGTATTCCTACTCATTGAGAATAGTGCGTCAGAAGTCGCTGTATCATGAGCCATAACAACAGACTTGTTATAGGCATTAAAGTAAGACTTCCAGAATACCCTGGCTGTAGTAAAGGTACTTAAACCCATTTGTCGAGCCTTAAGAATAATAGCTCTCACTCTACCAGTAGTCTTTAATTGTTCTTCGATTTTATCATTAACAATTCTTTGTGCTTCATTAAACACAAAAGGTTGAAACCCCTGAGAACTGTCTTTAGGTAAAATCTTAATCTGCTCCTTGGCGAATAGCTCAAAGTTACCTTTATACTCTGATAACTTCTTTCGCTTATTTAATTCGCGTAGAGCCTCAAGTTTTTGTTTGTTTGATATCGTTGCCATTATATAAGCGCCCTTTATGTCCTGGAAATAATTTAAATTATTTCTCTATTATGTTCCGACTAAATGGTCTCAATGTATACTTACTATTACGTTTTTGGTATGAAATAATTGGTATAATTTTTATTGGCGAGAAGAGGGAGCAGGATCTCTGCGAGCCCCTGTACTTGGGATACTTTATTTGGGGTACCCCTACCTTGGGTATGGGGAGTTTTAGTTTGAAAAGTTTTTTGTGGGATTGTAGATTAAAGGTAAATTTAGTTTAGGAATTTTTTGTAGGTATCTGTCTCTGTGTGAGAAAGAAAAGGATTGTTTGTTTGTTGGTTAGCCCCTTCCTGGTTTCGGTCCCCCTAGGTCCGGTCCTGCTGGGTCGTCCGCTGGTCGCGGTGCGTGGCGCTGCTCCGCTACCTTCTCTTGTTCTGCGCTGTTAGGAGTCTGTTGTGCGTTATCTTGCTTCTGCTTTGATGTTGTTGGCTAGCTTGCTTTGTGTTGTTGTTGCAGTGTACTGGTCTCTGTGGCCAGTGTTCTTCATCAGCATCCTTTGCTTGATGTGTTCCTATTGTTCTTTTGTTTTTGAGGAGTAATCATGTATTTCATTTATTCAAAGAAGTCTGGTCGTCTGTTGTATAAGACAACAAAGAAGGAAGAGCTTAAGTGGTATTTACCAGCTCTTGTTGATGTTGTTGTATACTGACAACCTTCTGATAGAGTATTAGCAATAGTACTCTATCGGGGACGTTGTCCCGTTTTATCAACTGCCATTTCAAGGAGAAAATCATGGCACAAGTCAAGTCTGCTTTCATGTCTGCTGGTTACGCTACCAAAGGTGACACCGTCACTGCTGCATTCACTCAGGAACCATCCATGCTTATGGCTCTGTATATTGATGCAGAGAACAAGTTCATCTATGCTGTTGACGACAAACAAGTCATCCGTAAGATGTCTATCACACGTGACGTGGAGTATGCTCGTAAGCAATTCCGTATTGCCAAGAAGCTTGTTGGTAAGCAGGTTCGCTTCGGCGTTACCAGTGGTTGGAACAGCAATGTCTGGTTCAACGAAGTAGTTGCTGCTGAATAATAACAAACAAAGCAGGGAGGATTAACTTTAACCATCCAAGAGGAAAACCAAATGATCGACCTACTCATCAAACACCTTCCGACTATTGATCCCGAGAACATCCGTGAGTTCTACGAAGAACGTGCCGGTGTACGGGAGTTCGATGGCGGTATGCCCAGAAGTCTTGCCGAGAGATATGCCTTCGAGGATACTATGGCATTCTTCTACCTTGAGAACCACATCAAACAAACCAGCAACATCTGAAAGACGACTATGACTAAGTACATTCTCCTTACACCTCTCACACCTGAAGCATTTACCATTGAGACGCATGATGAGTTACTGGAAGCTGTCAACGAGTTTGGTTGTGATCTGCTTGTCAGTCACTTTCCCGATGGAAATACTTGTTCTTTTGCTACGGCTAATAACAAGGACGTACTGATCAGGATGTGCGAGACAGTAGAGTTGCCGGGTATTGTACTCGAATACAGTGCTGTGTATGACCAAGCAGAGATTGTTTCTTAAGGAACAAACAAATGGAAAAGACTTATGCAGGTAACACACCAGAGTTAATCGAATTGTACCTAGAAAACCAACCAATTCAATGGTTAAGCAAGGGAAAAGGATGGGTTGATATTCCTCCGTACGAAAAACCTAGTGACATTTACCGGGTATCTAACAAGAACTATACCTTCAGACTAAAGCCCGAGAAAGTCATTACAAAGGCATACATGCACTACGATGACATCGAGAAACTAGTCCAGAAAGGTGACTTTAATCAAACACATATAAACCAGTACTTGTTCTCAAGCAACTATGCCATGAACAAACATCTCGAAATGACCTTTACCAACGGAAAACTCACCAAAGTGGAGATGAAAGATGCTACTGACTAAACATAGGGATAGGTTTAACCTAGAAATGTTTGCCGAAGAACTAATCTTCCTGGTAAATAACCTGGGTAGCGACCCACAGACACTGGAGGATCAGGAAAAGGTAACAAAGGCACTAAGGGAACTAACCAAACTACAGGCTTTTAGTATCAGTTACGAACAATACATGCTAGAACAGGAGGCTATTGCAGAAGGATATAGAACTCAAACAGCGTAATCCACAGAAAAGTACCCAGATTATATCACTTTTTGTTATATATCGCGAGATGTATGGGAAATTGTTTAGTCTGGGTTGGTTTCTTGTGGGTGTACCAAAAGTTAAAGTACCCACACTACAACTCCCAATAAAACTCCCAAGGAAAACTCATGAAATACATCATCGAAATCACCACCATTGACGAACTTCCCGAGAACCACTTCAGCCGTGACAGCTGGTCCGAAGAAGGTATCTACCAAGTAAAAGGTGACGAATACCTCTACCATGTTTCCCGTTATAGCGTTGACTTTATCCCTAACAACAAGCTATTTGTAAAAACTGAATATCACGAACCCAAATCATCCGTACCCGAAGAACTATTCCTCAAAGCTATTGCTGCCAGCCACGGTAAATCGTTATAAATCAACAACTTACGTAGCCGGTACCTAATAGAAAATTTTCTATCTCCGGTAACTAATTATTAAGAGAATATAATATAAGTACTTTAATTAAGGTATTTAGTTATATTCTCTTTTAATTTAGAGAACATTAACCAAGAGGACCAATAATGTCATCCAATAACAGTAATCCAAAGAAGTATATCTCCACTAGATCAGCTAAAGAGATCTATGAAGAACTTATCAAGAGAATCAAAGATAAGGTAAACTCAGAGATATCTGTAGTATATGATCCAGAGACTGGTATTCAAAAAGCTTTTCTTAAAGGTAAGCTGTTATGGGTAAAGAAAGTGAGGATTGACAAATGATAGTCTATCGTTGTGAGTCTCCAAACTATTTATCTGAAGGTAATCAACATGAACATCCATACACTAAGCGTAAATCATGGAGTCCACTACCATCACCTGAACATGATGAAATCGGTTGGATAAACCAGGATGAAGTATGTGGTTGTCGTAGCCTTAAACAATTCCATAAATGGTGGCCTAAAGGTAAATGGATTACTAAAAAACCTAAAAACATGTACCTTATATTTGATGTACCTGATGAATATGTACGTAAAGGTAATACACAAGTAGTATTTTACAGAGAACATGCCAAAATCATAGGTGCCTTAACTAAAGATCATAAGCGAGTATTCTTTAATGAATCATTCACTTACAGCGATTATCAAAGACAAAAAAGGGAACGTACTGGCAATTGGTAAAAACAGTTATACCAAGACTCATCCTTACCAAGCTAAATGTGCTAAAGAAGTAGGTTTACCTGAAAAGATATATCTACATGCAGAGATTGATGCTATTCTCAAATGTCATGATCTGTCTAAAGCACATTCTATTCATATCTTTCGTCAAGGAAAGTCAGGAAAATGGTTACTAGCGAAACCTTGTCCAGCGTGTCAAACAGCAATAAACAAGACACCAATAAAGAGGGTGTATCATACCTAGTCGGTACCTAATAGAGAACATCCTGAAATAAAAAGACCACTGTAATTAGTGGTCAGTTTATTATAGCCCTTCTGACTTAAGAATCTTTTGTAATTCTTCGTCAGTTAGGTCTTCAACTTTAGTTGTATTTGTTTGTTCTAACCGAGCTAACTTAGGCATCTCAAACTCTGCAATTTCTTTTGCATATCGAGCTGCATCTTCAAAGTTATCCTGATTTAGAGCATGCATCATTGACAGTTTAAGTACGTCAATTGCTTTAATATCAACTTGTGAAAGGACTTTCTTAACGGCTTCAGCACTACACTGAAATTCTTCTGTCAGAGCTTTAATAGCTTCTGAATTACGCTTTCGAGATTCAACTGATTTAGCTTGATACTCTTTAGCCATTTCCGGTGAAGTAATCATCCTCAAATTCTTAATTGAATTAGGATGTACTTTCACATAACTCTTTTTCATAAAATTCTCCTAGTAGTATTTCTATTAGGAACCGACTCTTCATACATCCAAAAGGAAAATCCAAATGACTACCACTACCGCAAACAACGAAGTCCGTAACGTAATCCTCAAGAACGTTTCCCTACACTGGGCTAAACTAAATCCCGAGAAGCCTGTTTCTCCCTTCGGTACTGAACAATGGGAACTTACCGTACAAGTTGATAAGAAGCGTAGTAAAGAACTAGAACAATTCGGTAAGATTAAAGATGGTTTCGATAAAGGTACCGTTGCTATCGGTCTCCGTAAGAAAGCCCAAAAGAAAGATGGTTCACCAGCTGCACCAGTTCGTGTAGTAGATGCTGCTAAACAACCTCTTGATCCTAAAGTAATCGGTAACGGTTCTGTAGGTAACGTAATGCTTATGCTCAAAGACTATGAGATTAAAGCACCTAACGGTAAAGTAACCAAGTCAGGTACTACCGTAACACTAACTGCAGTACAAGTTACTGACCTAGTTAAATATGTACCTAAGAACTCTAACTTCGTTGACTTTGACGAAGAAGGTGAAGGTGCTTCTAACGAAGTTGCTGAAGACGACATTCCCTTCTAAATAAGTAAATAAGACCTGTCCCTAACAAGGATGGGTCTTTTTATTCCATGCTAGGTTTACTCGCCATCGCTATCGTTTATTTCATCTGGTATAAAGTGAGCTTCAAATGAAAATCTTAATGTATAACGAACAAGACGCTAAAGTAGCAATTCAATTCCTACAATCACTCTCTTCTTCAGTTCCATTACCAAAAATGAACAAGCAAATCATCCTTAATTCCCTGAAACAAACACTGTCAAACCTAGAGTTCGAACTATCGTACGACAAAGCTGAAGCTGCTTATCTATGGGATCTTTGTGATAAATCCAAACCAATTGTCACCAGAGATAGCTACCAACAATACAAACAATTCAAAAACCGTATCCGTAGTACTCAAGCTAAGCTAAAAGCTGTTCGTGAAACCATCCGTCAAGTAAAGAAAATCAAATGACTGACCGTAAACTAGCTACTATCCGAGTAATTTCCCAACTTAAACCCATTAAAGATGCTGACTTAATTGAAGTTGCAGTTATCGATGGCTGGGAAGTCGTTATCAAAAAAGGTGAATTCAACGTAGGTGACCTATGTGTTTACTTCGAAATTGACTCATGGATTCCACATGAATTAGCTCCATTTCTTTCTAAAGGTAAAGAGCCTCGCGAGTATCATGGTATTAAAGGTGAACGACTAAAAACTATCAAGCTTAAAGGTCAAATTAGCCAAGGTTTAGTATTACCACTATCACCTGCTGAAAGTAAATTCTTTGATATAGGCTATGACTTAACAGAACAATATAACATCCTAAAATGGGAACGTGAAATCCCTGCACAACTCGCAGGTAAAATGGCTGGTAACTTCCCGTCATTTATCCCTAAAACTGACCAAGAACGTATCCAAAATTACAAATTACCACAAAATACAAACTACTGGGAAATCACTGAAAAGCTTGATGGTTCTTCAATGACTGTATTCCGTACTATCACTGAAGACGAGTCAACTAAGTTCGGTGTATGTAGTCGTAACTACGAGCTTAAGCTTGAAGATACTAATAATGCCTTCGTATCAACTGCTCTTAAGCTAAATCTATTCGAAAAGCTTAATGCTCATAACCTAAATGTAGCTCTTCAAGGTGAACTGATCGGTCCTGGTATCCAAAAGAATCCTTATGAACTTTCAGAACTCGAATACTACATCTACGATATTTTCGATATCGATACACAACGATATTATCTCCCTGCAGAGCGACAGGCCTTATGTGCCTTACTAAACCTCAAACACGTACCTGTATTCGCTGATTATGAAACTGATTCACGAACTACAATCTCTGAACTACTTAAATTCAGTGAAGGGAAATCTCACCTTAACCCTAACACACAACGCGAAGGACTAGTATTCAAGAACAATATCAACAATGAATCATTTAAAGCAATTTCTAACGCATGGTTATTAAAGAATGAGTGATGTAGAAACTTTCTGGGCGTCATTACAAAAGTTTAACTTTCCTAACTGGAAACCTTGGAATCAACTAAACCCTATGGAACAAATGCAGGTTGTTCAGGGTATTAATTTAATTCTTGGAATAGCAGCATGAGAACGCATTATCTAGAAGTACCTTATATGAATAGCCAAGTTGAAGTTGAGTTCGACTACTATAAAGGATGGGCAGGTAACCGTGAAGAACCACCTGAACCTGAAGAGATTGAAATTACTAAAGTAATTTATAGAGGTACTGACGTAACTGATATTGTAGATCTTGAAGCTTTACACGAAGATTTAACTGACTTAATCCATAAAATGCAGGAAGAAATGTATGACGAAGATTAAAGATGTAAAAGACTATTTTGTTTTTATTAAGCAAGGTTATGATCGACCATACTTTTGTGTAGCTGGTCGTGAAATTAACCTACAAGATGCAGTTTGTTTCCTAACCAACGATGAGGCTGTAGATTATGCAGAAGCTAAAAGTAAAAAGATCAATGAACCCAGAAGTAGCAGCGAAGGGTAAAGTAGCCCTTGAACAGTGGCGTAAAGAAAAAGCTTATGCTGAAAAGAAGGGTGGTAAGTTTCTTGAAGCATGGCTTGAAGAACAAGCACTAAAGAAAGCACAAAAGAAAACTACGCCTATGATGGCTATCAAAAACTTTTGTAATAATTGTGTAGCTACCCGTGCAGACATTACTAACTGTACAGCTAAACAATGTTCGCTATGGATTTATCGTCCCTACCAGAAAGGTGAAGAATGAATAAAGAAATTTATGATGAAGTTTTAGATCAGTTAAACAAGTTAACTGCACAAGTAAAAGATCTTATTGAGAATGATACCGATGCTGCAGAAATCTTTGAGGAAGATGGTTTTGTAGAGAAAGTTGTTGATAACAACGAAACAGTTTCTCTTTACGCTAATGGTGGATACAGCTCACATGTAGATCTACTAGCAAACCTTCGTGATACGGGTAATGGCTATATTATGTATATTCCAACATATAACTGTACCGATCAAGAAAATTATATTTGCATGGACTATAGTGAAGCTGACTATCTACGTAAAATGTTAAACTATATTCATCGTAAAGATAATAAATGAGCATTGAACATTTAATCGTAGGAGCAACAGGTGTAGGATACCTTATTGTAGGTATTCTACAAGGTCTTAAAGGTGAAACTGCCAATAGTATTGTCTGGACAGGATATGCTATTGGTCAAGTTGGTTTATGGTTGAATCTTAAATGAATATCAAACAAACAGAAGCGCTGAAGCAGGCGCTGGAGGCGATGAACGCCATGCTGACGCACATGGGCATGGATGAGGATGACTGGAACAAAGTCACCTTCGACCAAATGCGTAGAGCCATCACCGCCCTCCGCACCGCCATCGACCAAGCAGAGAAGCAGGAGCCGGTGGCGTGTGGCCACTGCAATGGATCAGGGCGAATGGTTCGTGACCCTGACATTGGGACAGATCAAGAGTGCTTTGTTTGCGATGGTTCCGGCGTTACCAACACCCCACCCGCAGCACAGCGGCAATGGGTTGGGCTGACGGATGAGGAAGTGGATCACATTGCTGATGAACACGCCACTTTGCAAGGCGCAATCAGAGCCATCGAAGCTAAGCTGCGGGAGAAGAACGCATGAAACTTTATGAACTACCACGTAACAGTTACTTTACTCTAAATGACGATCCAGATAAGGAGGTGTTCTTACTAGAGCGTATCGATGGTATGTACTCTAGTTGCTATAACTCAGATGAAGAACTAATTCATCTAGCCGCATTTACCGATGTTGAATTTGTGAAAGCAAAACAATGAATACTTACTACGTTGTTTCAACTAATAAAAACTTTTTCGTATGTGCTTATAATGAGGCTGAAGCTTACTATGAAGCAGAGGCTTATCTAGGATATACACCAGAATTCCTTGAGGTATTTCTCGAAGAAGTATTTGTATGACCCGAGAAGAGCTTTATAAAGAATACATGTCAGATAGTACCAAATACTGTTGTTATTGTGGACATGAACAATTTCGTTTTGGCTGTTGTGGAGAAAATCATTTCGAAACATTCGCTGAAATGAGTAAAGACCTTCAAGATGATATGATTGATAATGATGATCGCCTACAAACTGTTTCGTAAACGTAAAGACGGTTCTTATGGACCACTATTTATTAACCGTAAACAACGTGTATTGCCTGGAGTAACTTACCAAGCTGAAGAACATCGTACAAAAGGGTTTGCCTTTAGACCTGGCTGGCATGCATGTGCTGAACCTACAGCACCACATCTATCTAAGAAAGATCGTGTATGGTGTAAAGTAATTATCGATGATTATACTGAGCATCATCGTCCTGCAAGTCAAGGTGGCTTGTGGTATACTGCTAATAAGCTAAGGGTAATTGAGGAACTATGACTGAAGCTAAATGTATCCGTGAGAATGAAGATGGTAGTGCAGTATACGAGTTTGTTCTTACTGATGAAGAACGAGATATACTATTACGACTAGGTATTGTAACTGCCATCAAGAATGGTATCCAAGAAGCTAAACAATATCACCCTGAATACAAAGGATCTGAATGAAACAACGAACAGTGTATCTCGCAGGAAGTATGGAGCACGTTAGCAAAGAAGAAGCTACTGGCTGGCGTACTATTGCCGAACAAATTCTTTATAGTGCTGAAGTAACTACATTAAACCCATGCCGTAGGCTACATAACTTCGAGAAACGTTATATGAAACGTATCTTTGAGTTAGATCTTCGAGATATCCAAGAATCAGATATCATCTTAGTTAACCTAGATAAGCCTGAAGTAGCTAAACATGGAACAGCAATGGAGGTATTCTACGCTTCATATGTTCTACGTAAACCAGTAGTAGCCTTTAAAGCAGATGCTAATACCATCCACCCATTCTTTGAGTCACTTGTAACTGAGTGGCGATCTGATGTGTTTAAAGCTTGTGATACAATTATTTCGGAGTACCTATAATGCCTTATATTAAAGAAGAAGAACGTAAATCCCTAGTAGTACAATACGAAGGAACTAATTGCATGGATCTTGGGGTTATGTTTCCAGATAACCCTGGGGAACTTAACTATGTAATCACTATGCTTATTAAAAATTACTTTAATAACAAACCCTGTTATCAAAGTATCAACGATGTAGTCGGTGCCTTAGAGGGTGCTAAGCTAGAGTTTTATCGCCGTGTAGCTGTACCTTATGAGGATTCTAAAATCAAAGAAAATGGAGATGTTTATTAATGGCGCTTCCTAAGTATACTTCTAATCAGGACTTCTACGATCTTATGACACCACACTGGTCAAACCAAATGGCTAAGCAATATAACAAAGATATGGAGGAAAGTCTTAACGGTACATCCGCTAAAGACGTTAATGATGCAATTAACCCTGCACATTACCAAGGTATTGTAGGTAATTACCAATACATCGAGTGCATGGAGTTTATTCTCGGATATGACGGTCTTAAGGCACATCTTATCGGTCAGATCTATAAGTACATGATGCGTCTTGGTAAGAAAGACTCTGAGCAACAGGAACTAGGTAAGGTTATTTGGTATTCACGTTGCCTAGAAATCCTTATGCGTGAAGGAACTATTATCGGTAAGCTTGATCAGCTTAAATGAGACTTGTATTAATTACAAAGAAAGAAATCATTGTCTACGAGGGACGAAAGTTCCTTGTAGCCTTTGAGTATCAACCACTATCTAAAGAAGATATCGAGTATGTCAGAACAGACATTTATCAACAAGCCTGAAGTGCATTATAAAGGTCCACTAAGAATTACAGAATGGTGGATGTCTGAACCTGATGCGCCAAGGGAATATGTAGCACATTTAGATTTAGTTTTAAATCATCCAAGGCTAGGGGTATGTCCTAACGTACGTACTTCTACTATTAAAGTGTGGCCTGACGATAAAGGTAATTTTGAAACCCGTAACACTAAATACATCCGAGTATATGCAGCATCTGAAGCGAATTAAAAAGTTTGTAGCTGGTTCAGATAAATTCTTTAACATCTATGCTTGTACAGTAGATGAAGTTGAAGAATATACCTCTGATTCTGGTAAGCAAATGCTTCGTATTAAAGTTGAAGGTATCGACTATACAGGTCTATACAATAAATGGGTATACGAATTCCTATGCAGTAACGAAGGACAACCTTCTTTTGTAGTTCTTTGGGAAGCACCTAAAGGAAAACAGATGGTTGCCTATGTTAAAGAACTATGGCAAAATCATTTAGAGGGTAAAGATGTTGAATCTGTTTCGCCCGAAGAGCAACCCGCAAACGGAGAAGCCTTCGTTTATATGTGGATTTGTAAAGATACTGATAAGAAGTACATTGGTACTCATCGCGGTACTACTGACGATGGATATATTGCTTCGTCCGAGTCTTTCCTAGCCGAATATAACGAGTCACCTAGTAGGTTCTTTAGAACTATCCTAGCCTTTGGTAGTCAACAAGATATGTATGAACTTGAAACAAAGCTTCTATTAGATCTTAAGACTAGAATGAGTCCTATGTACTATAACCTTTCAAACAATCTACGCCATGACTAAAGACTATAACTTCACTACACGACTTGGTACTCAAAACTATGATATTGGTATTGATCCTAAGGCATTGTACGGCTACTTTGAACACAATGAACTAGGTGAAGATTCCGGAGGTGGACTTTGGTTTGATAAACACTTTAATCTGATTGATTACGATGGTGTATTTCAGTTACCATCTGAAGTTAAAAATATTCTGATTCAATTTGGAATGATTAGCAAGGAAACAGCTGATGATTTTTAATTGAAACCAATGCTACAGCCGGTGCCTAATAGAGAAACTATATTGGAGTTAAAATGTATTACACATATATTCACCGGCGTGCTGATGATTATCGTATCTTTTATGTGGGTAAAGGCCTTAAACGTAGACCCTATTCTACATGGAGAAGTAATTATTGGCATAATGTAGCTAATAAGCATGGTTATATTGTACAAGTATTATGTGCATTTGATAATGAACAAGACGCAATTGACCATGAAGTATTTTTAATTAAATATTTTAGAAGCTTAAATCAACCTTTAGTTAACCATACAGATGGTGGTGAAGGTAGATCAGGAATATTTAATAGCGAAAGTCAAATGGGTAGTAAAAACCACAGGTTTGGTAAACCAATGCATCCAAATACTAAAGATGCATTATTGAAGGCAATTACTAATCGCAAACTATCTGAAAAAACTAAAGCATTAATTGGGTCTAAATCTAAAGGTAGAAATTTAAAATACAAATTTATAGGTACACACATTGAAACAAAACAAATAATTGAATTTGTAGGTAGAACCGAATTGGAAACGGCTGGCTGGAATAGAGGAAATATCTATAAAGCTATGTCTAAAAATAAACCATATCAAAAATATTTATGGGAAAAGAAATTAATCTCCAACCTATGCTGATGCCTAGGGAAACACCTGACTTAGATAGCCTTGAATACCCTGTCTACGTAACACCTAAACTAGATGGTATTCGTTGTTTATTTAAAGACGGTGTAGCACTATCACGTACCCTTAAACCTATTCCCAATAAGTCTATCCAAACATGGGCTAACTTTTGGGCAGAAGAATTAGAAGGTATGGATGGTGAGCTTATTGTAGGACCAGCTACCTCAGCTACCGTATATCGAGATACAAACTCTTTTGTTATGTCTCACGATAAAAAAGGTGAATTCTTTTTCTATCACTTTGATTGGTGGGATGATACTGAAAACAATTATACTACTCGGTATCATGATCCTAACATTGGTGATGGTGATATGCCACCTAACTACCGTAAAGTAATTTCTTATTCAGCTCATAGCAAAGAAAGGTTACTAGAGCTAGAAGAAGGGGTGCTAAATAAAGGCTATGAAGGTGTGATTATTAGATCACCTCACGGTAAGTACAAGTATGGTCGATGCACTCTTAAAGAAAACAATTCGTTTAAACTAAAACGTTTTGAAGACGCTGAAGCCGTTATTGTAGGTTTCGAAGAGGAAATGCACAATGGAAATGAAGCAGAAACAAACGAACTCGGAAGAACTAAGCGATCAACTGCTAAATCTGGAATGGTTGGTAAGTCAACTCTTGGGGCGTTTATTTGCAAAACACCAGAGGGAATTGAATTCAAAATCGGTTCTGGATTTGATCAACAAGATCGAAGTGACTATTGGAACAGTAAAGAAACTTTACTTGGGCAAATCGTTAAATACAAACACTTCCCGATTGGAGTAAAAGATAAACCACGACACCCTATCTTCCTAGGTTTCCGTAATAAAATAGATATGTAATATGAGTAATATTTGGTTCTGTTCTGACCTACACTTTGGTCATAAAAACATTCAGAAGTTTCGTAGACACGTTACCTCTGAAGAAGATAATCGTATGCAGATTAAATTTGATTGGCACAGTCTAGTAACCAAACGAGACGTTGTTTATGTACTAGGTGACGCTTGCTTTACTATGGATACTATTGATGAATTTAGTACATTACCCGGGAAAAAATTTCTTATTAGAGGTAATCATGATTTACTAAATACATCAGTATATCTAAAATATTTTGAGGAAGTGTACGGCTTATTTAAATATAAGGAATTTTGGTTATCACACGCCCCAATACACCCTGATGAATTAAGAAATAAAATTAATTTACATGGGCATGTTCATTACGAAACAGTATCTGATAACAGGTATTTTAATTGTTGTGTAGAAAACACTATTAAACTAAAAAATCAATCACTGATTTCTCTAGACCAAATCCGAGTAATCATGAAGGAACGCGGGCACAAAGTAGACGGTACCTAATACCTACAACCAAGGAAATGTATGCAACAGTATGCAGTGACAGCAGTATTTTATATAAATGCGGAAAACGAAGATCAAGCTAAGCATGCAGTAGACAATATGGTAAATGAAAACTATTTATATTTAGATAAACAGGAATCATGGGATATCGTAGACACCTGCGAATTATATACGATTAAAAACAAATCAAAGACTTGGATGAATAAATAATGGATAAGTACACTGTATACACAACAGCCGAAGAATGTAACGAAGTATCTCAGATGCTTATGAAAGTTCTTCGATTTGGTCTTGATACTGAGTCACCTGTAGATAACATTACTAACAAACAAAAGCTATCTGAAGAAATAGGTCAACTTCAATATTGCCTACATCGAATCACTCGCGAGCTAGATCTTGACAGAGTAACTATTCAAGATGCTTATGATGCTAAGCTAACTACCTGGAATAAATGGAAAGCATATTATGATCGTTGATACTACAGACCCAGCTGTTCTACAAGTAATGGTTTTCTTTGAACGACCATTAACACCTGAACAAGAAGCCAAATTAAACTACATCATTGATTCTATTTCAGAACTCGAGTACGACTACCATGAAAACTCAAACTGATTGGGATAACTTTTATATGAACATCTGCAACTTGATTGCCCAACAATCATATGCAGAAGACCGTAAAGTAGGTGCTGTCATTGTAAAGAATGACAACATTATTTCTTTCTCTTATAATGGCACTGCCAGAGGTAAAAACAATGACACGCAAACTAACCCTGTCCTCCATGCTGAAGCCCATGCCATCGCTAAAGTGGCTCGTTCAAACCTGTCTTGTGAGGGTGCCAGTCTTTATTGTACTCTGTCCCCTTGTATTGATTGCAGTAAACTTATTTACGCTTCTGGTATTAGTAGGGTGGTGTATCGGGATGAATATAAATGCACCAAGGGTATCGAGTTTTTGGCCTCGGTCGGTATTGTAATTAACCGAACTGATATTCATAATTCCTTAATCCCAATTGAACAGCTAAGGCATACAGGTTTACTATAATGGATCTTCCTATTTTAATTTTAAGTGCTGCTCTTGTGTGGCTTGGTATTGTTAATTGGAGACTATCAACTCGACTACAAGACCTAAACGAACAACTTGATCTTCAATCAGAACTAATTATGGGTATGGCTAACGAACTTAAAGAACTAGGTTCAGAGAATGTATCTGTTATTCAACGTGACCCTCCTATCTTTGAAATTAAATTATGACCACTAAAAATCAATTCAAGAATATTAAGGTAGAAGTATCTTGTATTCCTGATCTTGAGAAACAAATTAAACAAGTATTCTTTGACTGCCTAAAAGATTATTCTGAACGATTTAAAGCACCTGTAACTACAGAGAAAGTTAAAATCCAAATTTGTTTTATTGAGTATCCTGACCCATATGATTACGATCTAGAAACAGGTACATCTAACGGTCTAACTGTTTGGCAGGAGGGTTCTAATAAAATCCTTATTCAAGTTAGAGACCCATTCTTAAATGACTGGGAAAATAACTTCTATGTTATGCAACAATTCTTGGCTATCATGTGCCATGAATTTGTTCATGCATGTCAACACTTAACAGGTAGAGATGATATCAAACTACCTAAAGTACCTCACGATAAAAAGAATGATAAGGAATCTTATTTCTTTTCACCTACTGAAATCGAAGCTAGAATGCTTGAAGTACCTTACATGTGTATGTATTGTGGACCATTGTTATGAGTAAAAAGAAATATGTATTTGACATTGAAACTAATGGATTTTTACCTGATGTAAATAAGATCTGGATGCTAGTACTAGTTAATCCAGACACTAACGAAGTTAAGAGCTACACCAGTAAAGCTGGTCATGTTGACTCTGTTATCGAAGAAGGTTTAGCTGAGCTAGATACTGCTGACGTAATTATTGGTCACAACGTTATTGGCTACGACATTCCTGTATTAAAGCACCTATGTGGATGGCAACCTAAAGACCATCAACAAGTGGTTGATACATGGATTATGTCTCAAACCAATCAATATAAGCGTAAACACAAACACGGTCTAGAAGGATGGGGTCATTTCTTTAATTACCCTAAACTTCCATTCGATAAGTTTGATGAGTACTCAGATGAAATGCTTACTTATTGTATCCGTGACGTAGAACTTAATGTTCGTGTATACAAAGAGCTTATCAAAGAAGCTACAGCTATTATTAAGAAGAACCCTTTATATGCTAAAGGTCTTCAGATTGAAATGGACTTTGCTCGTATTGAATCTAACATCCGTACTAAGGGCTGGAAGTTCGATATGGCAAAAGCCCAAACACTTTTAATTGAAATTAATAATAAACTAGACGCTATTCAAGCTGTATTAGAACCTAAGATTGGTTTGCAATGTGTAAAGGTGGATCGAGCAGATGAGTTCAAAACCCCAGCATGGCGAAAAGACGGATGCTATACAGTCGCAACTGTTAAACACTTTAATCTACCACAAGAAGATGGAAGAACTAACCGAACTATTGAAGGACCATACTGTCGAGTATCCTTTGAACAAGGACGAGTTGGATCAATCGAAGTCGTAAAAGCATGGTTATACTCACTAGGATGGGTGCCTGACGACTGGAACGTAGAAAAGATTAACGGTAAGTTTGTAAATAAAAGTCCCAAACTAACTGAGTCTAGCCTGGAACCTCTTGGTCCAGACGCTATGCTCTTAAGCGACTACTATACTATCCGATCAAGGAAAGGTATTCTAGAAGGATGGATTGAGGCCGTTAAAAGTTCACCTGACAATCGTTTACATGGTCGTATGTGGACTATCGGTACTCCTACATTCCGTTGTCGTCATGAAGTAGTAGCTAATTTACCTTCAGTTGATTCTGTATACGGTAAAGAAATGCGTTCACTACTTATCTGTGAAGAAGGTACCTCAATTATTGGCGCTGACTCTGCAGGTAATCAAATGCGTGGTCTCTGTCACTACATTGGTAACGATGAATTTACTAATGAAGTAATTAATGGAGATGTACACCAACGAAATGCAGATGCACTAGGTACTACTCGTAAGTTAGCTAAACCATTCTTGTATGCTTTCCTCTTTGGTGGCGGTGCTGCTAAACTAGGTTTAATTCTTAGTGGTAAACGTGACGCCAAGGTAGGTCAACAAGCAATCGATAAGTTTCAAGACTCAGTACCTGGGTTAAAGGAACTTAAAGAATCTTTAGAGAAACAATATAATGCAACATCAAATACTTTTGGTAGTGACTTTGCTTTTGTACGTGGTTTGGATGGTCGTCTTGTATTCGTATCTAGCAAACACCAATTACTTAACTACATTCTTCAAACAACTGAAGGTATCACTTGTAAAGCTGCTATCGTTTGGCTTGAAAAAGAATTAAAACGACTGAATATCCCTCACTACTTTACCCTGCATTATCATGACGAACTAGCAGTAGTTGTTAAAGATGAGCATGCAGAACAAGTAGCTGAGTTATCTATTAAAGCTTTTACTGAAGCACCTAAAGACTTTGGAGTCATGTGCATGGGTGGTGACGCTCATATCGGTAAGAATTATGCTGAAGTACACTAATGACTGAAGAAATTTATTTTAAAAATGCAATCATTGATGCAGATTCTATTCTGTATCAGATTGCACATGTACAACCATCACCTGCTTTGTGTAAAAAAGCTTTAGATGATGCTTTAAAAGACATCATGACAGCTACTGAAGCAGATAATGGTCTTGTGTTTATTAAAGGTACAGATAACTTTCGTTACCATGTAGCAGTAGACTACAAAGGTAACCGTAAAGATACCATTGAACCTGAAGTAAAAGACCGTATTGAAATGCTTTATGAGTATGCTAAGGACTTTTGTATTGAATCCGATCATGCTGAAGCAGACGATTACTGTGGTGTGGCTGCTCAATTAGCTACAAATGAAAATGAATCTTATGTAGTATGTCATATTGATAAGGATCTAGATATGATTCCTGGTTGGCATTACAACTTCCGTAAGAAAGAGTTTTATCAGGTAACACCTGAAGAGGGTTACTATAACCTTATGAAACAAATTCTTACAGGTGATGCCACAGATAACATTCAAGGTATTAAAGGTATGGGTCCAAAGACTGCTGAGAAAGTTCTTAAGGATGTACCATTAAGCTTTATGTTGGATACGGTAATCGGTACCTATAAACTAAAGTGCGGATCAACCTGGGAACATGACTTCCACAAGTCAGCTAACCTGATTTATATCCGTATGAATAGTGATGATTTTAAACCACTAACATTTGAAGAATTAAAAGAAAAGTTATCATGGAAGACTACGGACACTGGCACCCCTTATCAGACAGACCAGACAACGCCTTCGGATTTATCTACTACATCGAAAACCTTGAAACAGGAAGACGATACATTGGAAGAAAGCAACTAGTAAGTGTATCCCGAAAACTTAAACCTGGAGCAAGCCGAAGAACTGTCACACGTAAGGAATCTGATTGGAGAGACTATCGATCCTCTTGCAGAGAACTCCTGGATGATATTGAACTCTATGGACCTCAAGCATTTACATTTGTTATCTACAAGTGGTGCATTGGTCCCGGAGATCTTACATACAGCGAAGTTGAAGAGCAATGGGAATGTAAAGTCTTATCAAGAGATGAACTCCCTAATGGCGAACGTGTGTGGTACAATGGTAACATTGGAGCAGTAAAGTTTTTAAAACCTAAAAGTTATGAGTAAGAAAGATCGTAAGTTTAAAGAGCAACAAGAAGATTTTGTTAACTTCAAAGAAGAATTTGGTAAACAATATCAACAGAAAAAGCTTACACAAAAACAAGCGAAAGAACGTAGGCGTATGCTACGTGAGATGAAAGAAGATCAAGAGTATTGGAATTAAAATGTCCCGCTGGTATCATGCACCTTGTCCTAAATGCAGTTCATCTGATGCATTCTCCTATAAAAATGGAGATGAATTCGGTTTCTGCTTTAGCTGTAATAAATCTTCCCCAATTAATCCTGAAGTAAAAGCTTCAACCTACAAAGAGAATTACTCAATGCACACTCTAACTGAAATTGAAACATATGATACTCGTGGTTTTCAAGAACGTGATATTAAGAAAGTAGTTGCAGCACATTATGGAGTTAAAGTTTCCTATGCAGAAGATGGTACTATTGCTAGTCACTTCTATCCTTATACGCGGGATGGGGTGGTTGTTGCTTATAAAGAACGACAACTACCTAAAAAGTTTATCATCCACGGAGACTTTAAAGATGTACAATTCTTCGGTCAAAACACCGTTAGTGGTGGTAAACGAATCGTTATCGCTGAAGGTGAGCTCGATGCTCTGGCAGTTGCTCAAGCACAATATGATAAGTACCAACGGTTTTATCCAGCGGTGGCGGTCCCATCGGCTAGCTCTAAGTCTCTCATCCTTTCACAACGGGAATGGCTACGTTCATTTGATGAAGTAGTTTTAGCCTTTGATATGGATGAGCCAGGTCAGAAAGCTGCTCAAGAAGCTGCTAAAATTATTGGCTATGATAAAGTTAAGGTATGTACCTTTCCTGAGAAAGATCCATGTGACGTATTAATGAAGCATGGTTCAGACGCTTTAATGCGTTGTATCTTTGAAGCTAAACAATTTAATCCTTCAGGTATTGTAACAGGTAATGCTATCTGGGAACAATATAAAGTTAAAGAAGCTACTGTATCTGTACCTTATCCACCATGCTTAAACACTCTTAACGAAAAGCTTAAGGGTATGCGTATGGGTGAAATTGTACTTTTTACTTCAGGTACAGGTTCCGGTAAGTCTACTGTTATCAAAGAGATTGTTTTAGATATCCTCAAGAATACCGAAGAAAAAGTAGGTATGGTTTCACTTGAAGAATCCATTGGTGATACTGCTGAAAAGTTTATTGCTATGCAACTCAGGCGTAACCTTACTGAACAAGAAGCTACTGAAGAAGAAAAATATCAAGCATTTACAGAAGTGTTTGGTGACGAACGCTTAGTATTGCTTGATCACCAAGGTTCTGTTAGTGATGAATCACTTACTGATAAGATGGAATACCTTGCGTTAATGGGTTGTAAGTATATTATCCTAGACCACATTACTATTGCAGTCTCTGAAGGTGCTAAGGGCAAGACAGGTAACGAAGCAGTCGATGCTCTTATGTCTGACCTACTTAAGATGTGTAAGAAGCATAACATCTGGTTAGGTGTTATCTCTCACCTACGTAAAGGTGAAAAGCCTTTCGAAGAAGGTCACTTACCATCTATTGATGACATCAAAGGTTCAGGCTCAATTAAGCAAATTGCTTTTGATATCGTAGCCTTTGCACGTAATATGATTGCAGAGTCTGAAGCAGACCGTAACACTATTAAACTACGTGTACTTAAGTCTCGATTTACAGGTCGTACAGGTGACTGCGGTAGTACTCGTTACAACTCTAAAACAACTCGACTAGAACAATTAGGCTTTGTAGATTTTGAATAATGAAATCAATATACAAACCGCATATTTACTGGCATGCTCCTTGGTGGAGATGCGTTCGACAAGACCCCTCTAAACCAGGGGTTATTTTTATTGGTGATGGGTGGACCCCAAAACAAGCATATAATTATTGCCTCAACATCAAACAGTGACAACATGAATCCACTACAATATCTTACTGAACGTGTATCGAAGATTGTCTTAAACTCAGATAAGATTCAGAATGAGGGTGCTCGTCTTCTGGCACATCATGCAACATGGGAATATGACCTTGAAAGATTTATTAATGAAGCTTGGGATTCCCTTCTTAAGTACTGTATCCGTAACAAAAATTCTACGCACTCTGCCTCTGTCAAACTCACCTTCGCATCTGACCTTATCGGAAAAAGAATTGCAAGAGCTATCGGTGCTGACGAAACAGACGTTAAAACTACCTTATCCTTGGGAGATCTTCTTCTTGAAACATTCCTCCAAGACGGACTAATCGATATCTTCCGAGAGTACGAAGGTCGTAAGGCACCATATATGGTTCGTATTGTTAATATGGACGATGAGATTAAGCCTACACTTATCGGTACTTCTTTTGAACCTTTACTACCTATCGCTGGTTTATACAGTCCACTAACTAAAGATCCTTTTATTAAGGGATGGACTAACAGTAAACTATTCCACGAATACCTTAATCAACCATTCATCAAGTCACTTGAAGCTTTAAGACAACAGCCTTGGGTTCTTAACCAAGCAGTACTGTCTGCTATGGCTGAATGTAAACCACAAGAGATTCTAGAAGTGGTTGATGAACATGGTGTTATCTGGGATTACAATATCCACCATGAAAATCTAGATCTACCTAAGAAACTATGGCATACAGATGGTACAAAGTTCCTAGGTAAACGTGACCCTAAACTACAGCGTATGCTCAGTAAGTTCTTTGAGTATACCCAAGTCATTAAGAAAGCACAACTAATTGGTAACAAAACGTTCTATCAAGAAGTCTCCTGCGACTACCGAGGCCGTGTATACTACGCCGAGTCCTTTCTTGAATTCCAGGGTTCAGACTTGGCTCGATCCTTGTTTCTTTTTGCTAACAAGAAAAGGGTCGATGAAAGAGGGTACTACTGGCTTTCAGTACATGCTGCTTCCTGCTACAATAAATCATTTAATATTGAAGAACTATCTAGCCAAGGATTCTCTACTGACTACGTGGCATACCTCAAGGAAGAGGGTCTAGATACTATTTCTGTAGATAAAATGACTCTAGACGATCGTGTACTATGGGTTAAAAAGAATCTGGAATTCATTATTAATATTGCCCGTAGAAAGTGGATTGATCTTAATGCAGAAAAGCCTTATAGTTTCTTAGCAGCTTGTATCGAGATTGCAGGATATCATAAAGCTAAACTACTACGTCAAGAATATTTTTCTGGACTACCTATTCCTATCGATGGTAGTAACAACGGATGGCAGCATTTAGCAGCTATGTCTAAGGATAAACAAGCAGGTTCACTAGTATCCCTGGTACCTACTCCTATCCAAAAAGACTTCTATGTAGCAGTAGCTAAGGACTTAATCAAGCTTATGCCTGAATGGTTTGAGTCTAAGAACATGCCTATGAAACATATTCGTAAGGGTATTGCCAAGCGTGGTTCTATGACTCGTGCCTACTCAGCTGGTAAACAACGTATCGCTAAGAACATGTACGATGATTGCCATGTAGAAGGTTTTACTGTCAAGTACAATATTACCGAGGAAGATACAGACATTCTAGCTACTAACCTAATTAAGGCTATTAATACTGTCTGTGCTGGACCTCTTAAAACAACTAAATTCCTACAGAAAATTGCTGAACATGAGTTAAACTCTGGTCGTAATCATATGACATGGCATACACCTAGTGGTTTCCCTGTAGTTTATAAGGCTTACTTACAACATGAACGTAAACAAAGAGGTACTATCAAGGGTATCCAAGGTAACAAAGATGGTCGTGTCATGCACGTTATCAAGGTCGATGTACTTAATAAAGAAACTGGAGAGCGTGTACCTTGTAGGCGTTCTTTTGCGTCTGGTATTAGCCCTAATGTTGTTCATTCCTATGATGCTGCTCACATGGCTAACACTATCGTTGCTTTTAATGGTTCATTTGCTGCAGTTCATGACTCATTTAGTACCCATGCTAGTGAAGTGGACTTTCTCCAAGAAGTAACCAAACAAACTTTCATTGCACAGTACGATGTAGATAACTTCTTTACTGTACTTAAAGAAAGTTTAATGCTTAATAGTAATACTTTTGAATTCAATGAGCCAGAACTAGGTGAGTTAGATGTTAAAGAAGTAATTGATTCTAAATACTTTTTCTGCTAATCTCGTTATAGATGGTACCTAATACCGAACAACAACTAACAGGAAGATACATGGAAAATAATTATAAAGGTTTAATTAATATTAACTACGATAAAGATAACCTGCTTACTGATTATGCTAAAGATATGATCATGGACTTCTATGCTATCAAAGGTGAAACATCACCCCAAGAAGTCTATGCCCGAGCAGCTTGTGCTTGGAGTACATTTAAAGGTAAACAAGATCTTGCATTAGCTCAACGGTTATATAACTATGTAAGCAACAAATGGTTTATGTTTGCCTCACCTGTACTATCTAATGCACCAGCTGTAGACGCTAAGGCTAAAGGCTTACCTATTTCCTGTTTCCTTACATATGTACCTGATACAGTAGAGGGTCTCATCGATCACTCATCCGAACTACGTTGGCTATCTGTAATGGGTGGTGGTGTAGGTGGACATTGGTCAGACGTACGTTCCGTATCTGACGTAGCGCCTGGTCCTATTCCTTTCCTACATACAGTAGATGCAGATATGACTGCATATCGTCAAGGTAAAACTCGTAAAGGTTCTTATGCTGCTTATCTCTCTATTGATCACCCTGATATTATGGAGTTTATTGGTCTCAGGATCCCAACAGGAGACGTCAATCGTAAATGCTTCAATCTCCATAACGCTGTTAATATTACTAATACTTTCATGGATGCTGTCCTGAAAGGTAAACAATACGAACTTATTGACCCTAAGCGTGGTAACACAGGTGAATTCCTAGATGCACGTACTGTATGGACTAAGTTAATGGAAACTCGTTTCCGTACTGGTGAACCATACTTAAACTTTATTGATACAGCTAATGAAGCATTACCACAAAGTCTAAAAGACAAGGGTCTAAAGATTCATGGTAGTAATTTATGTAATGAAATTCACTTACCAACTTCAGAAGATCGTACCGCAGTATGCTGCTTAAGTTCAGTTAACCTAGAATACTTTTCTGAATGGAAAGAAACTACTATGGTTCAAGACCTAGTACGTATGCTTGATAATGTACTAGAATACTTTATTGATAATGCTCCAGCATCACTTGTCCGAGCAGTTAAATCAGCCAAAGCAGAACGATCAATTGGTCTTGGTGCTATGGGTTTCCATGAGTGTTTACAACGATATAATATTTCATTTGAATCAACTGACGCAGTATTTATGAATGAAACTATGTTTAGTTTTATTAAGACTGCTGCTAAACTAGAATCAAAACAATTAGCTACTGAGCGTGGTGAACCTGAAGATATGGCTGGTACTGGCCTACGTCATGCACATTTAATGGCTATTGCGCCTAACGCTTCTTCAGGTATTTTACTAAGTACTTCTCCTAGTATTGAGCCTAGTAAGGCAAATGCTTACACTCACCGTACTCGGGCAGGTTCTTTCTTAGTTAAAAATAAATACCTTGATAAGCTACTAAATGAATTAGGTAAAAATAATGAAGAGACATGGTCATCTATTATTACTAATAAAGGTAGTGTACAACATCTAAACTTCTTATCTGATGAACAAAAGAAAGTATACAAAACTTCTTTTGAATTAGATCAAGCTTGGGTGGTTAAACATGCTGCAGATCGTCAGCCATTTATTTGCCAGGGACAATCGGTTAACTTATTCTTCCCTGCTGGATCTGATCGATCTTATGTTAACAAAGTACATCTACAGGCGTGGTTATCAGGATTAAAAGGATTATACTATCTCCGTACCGAAGCTAAACAACGTGCCGAGAATGTATCTGAAAAGGTTGAAGAGAATAAATTGAAAGAAGTAAAAGAAACTATTATCTATGGAAAACCAAACTGCCCACAATGCAACATGGCCAAAGCCCTTCTTGAATCAAGAGGAATTGAATATGTATATGTTGACATTACTACTACAGGTAAGTCAGCAGCAGAAATTACTGGAAGATCAGATGTCAGAACTCTACCTCAAGTATATCTCAATGGCGAATACGTTGGAGGCTTTGATGGACTCTATAGTAAATTACAACATCGAGACACCGATGCAGTAACCGAAGATAATGAATGTAAAGCTTGTGAAGGTTAATTATGTCATCATTATTAAACTTTTCTAAAACATACAAACCGTTTAATCACGAATGGGCTGTAGAAATTACTAAGAAGCATGAAGAAATTCATTGGACTGAGGATGAAGCTGAGTTATCCGAAGACGTTAATGATTGGAAACTAAAACTTTCTAATAGTGAAAAAGACTTTATTACAAATATCCTTCGACTATTTACTCAGGGTGATGTACAGGTAGGGCAAAACTACTATGACTTCTTAATCCCTAAGTTTAAGAACAATGAAGTTAGAGTAATGCTAGGTTCATTTGCTAGTCGTGAAGGCACCCATCAACGGGCTTATGCTCTACTAAATGATACATTAGGTTTACCTGATGAAGAATATCACAAGTTCCTTGAGTACAAAGAAATGTCTGACAAGATTGATTTCATGGCAAGATCAGACTCATCTACTCAATCTGGGTTAGCCTTATCATTAGCCAAATCAGTACTCAACGAAGGTGTTTCTTTATTTGCTTCCTTTGTTATGCTACTAAACTTCCAGAGGTTTGGTAAGATGAAGGGTATGGGTACTGTAGTTGAATGGTCTATTCGAGATGAGACTGTACACGTAGAAGGTAATTCCCGTCTGTTCCGTGAGTTCTGTAATGAGCATCCCAAGATCGTTAATGATGAATTTAAATCTAAAATTTATCAGATGGCTAGGGATGTAGTATCTCTTGAGGACAGCTTCATTGATCTTGCTTTTAAATCCTTTGGTATCGAAGGTATTACTAAAGAAGAGATTAAGTCTTATATTAGATACATTACTGACCGCAGACTAATTCAACTAGGTTTAAAACCTAACTTCAAACAAAAAGAAAACCCACTACCTTGGTTGGAGTGGGTGCTTAATGGTGTGTCTCATGACAACTTCTTTGAGAAACGTGTTACTGAATACAGTATTAACGGTATGGAAGGTGAATGGGGCTGGGATAACCTTAAAGGATAATATGAGCAAAGGTTTATACGATAATATTCATGCTAAACGTAAACGTATTAAAGAAGGTTCCGGAGAAAAGATGCGTAAGCCAGGTACTAAAGGTGCCCCTACAGATAAGGCTTTTAAAGAGTCTGCTAAGACCGCTAAGAAGAAATAATTAGTCGGTTCCTAATAGTAAATGTTCCGAGGTAGCACAGCGGTAGTGCAGTTGGCTGTTAACCAATTGGTCGTAGGTTCGATCCCTACCCTCGGAGCCAAGAACATTCTAGTACTTCTAGAACCCTATCCTACTACCTTAGGGCTGTTGTCGTCACAGTAGAGGCGTCCGTTCAACTTATCAACGATATACGATAAGCGTTTGTGGGATCGTATACCCACACTTTATGCGCTTATGGTGGAATTGGTAGACACAGGAGACTTAAAATCTCCCGGTATATCCGTACTGGTTCGAGTCCAGTTAGGCGCACCATTGTCTCTATAGCTCAGTTGGATAGAGCAACAGCCTTCTAAGCTGTGGGTCGGGTGTTCGAATCACTCTAGAGACGCCAGATTAACTCTAAGGTATTATTAATGAATAAAGATGAATTAACATTTGGTCAACGTGCTTGTGGCGTTTCATTTAATCCAGGTGGTATTCCCGTTGTAAATGCTGTAAAGAAAGTTTACGCTGAAATTGTAGATCAGCTAAACGATATTCGGGTTAACGATCCAGATCCTGAAGTAAAGCGTATGTGTTCTATCGCTATTACTGAACTACAAACTTCTCAAATGTGGGCTGTTAAAGCTGTAACTTGGAACCTATAATGAATCTAGCACAACAATTTTACTATGCAATCCTAGGTGATGAGCTACTACTTAAGCTACATTCCCGTGGTAAAAACTTTTCCTTTACTAAGACTGGTCCAGGTCGGAAGCATAAACAAGGAAAATATATTGGTATTAAATATGTTTATGCTGAGCCTATGACTCGCAAAGAATATAATGACCTACGTGGTTGGCCAGTTCCTGCTGATGAAAACGGTGATGACCCAGGTTACTTAGTCGAATATATTGATGGTGGCAAGTCAAATGCACTTGGTTATAACGGATATGTATCATGGTCACCAGCAGATGTATTTGAACGTGCTTATCAGGAACTAGCATAATGAAAAAGGCCTATCATTCAAGAAAGTTTTTAAATAAAAACTCTGGAATGGCTGCTGTAGAAGTAGGCGGTACTTACAATAATTATTCCTTTGATTGCACAGTTGCTATCTCAGACTGTAATAGACGTATTGATCTTGACATGTATATGTGGGATGAAAAGTCTATTAAAGATAAAATGTATAAACTTAATTTATTAATTAGTGAATTAAGTAATCTTCGGGATTGGATTAACGAAACTACACCTGCTTATCTTGAAGGTAAGTCTGAAAAGAAAAGATCTAAAACAAAATCTTTAGAAGAGGTTTTAAATGATCTCTGAAATTGACATTCAAGATATGGACCCTAACCATGATCTAACCTCTGAAGAAATTATTAACGATGATAAAGCTTATTGGGTTAATATGGAATTACAATTACTCTATTTAGAGATGGGTTGGGGTAACCTTCATATTAACGGTAATAAAAAACTATATGAGGAATAATTATGTCAGGTAAGGGTAGTAACAGACGTAATGAAGATACGGACAAAGTAAGGAGTAACTGGGATCAGATTGATTGGTCCAGTACTCGTAAGGAAGAAAAGAAAGAACAAGATGAGCTGCCAGAGCAAACTAAAAACACTAACCAGTGATAATTTTATTGTATACTTCAAAGCACAAGTATACCACCTAAATATTGTTGGTCCTAATTTTCCTCAATACCATGAACTATTTAAAGAAGTTTATGATTATTTATGGGAACATCACGACAATTTAAATGAGCAGTGTCGTCAGATGGGCGATATGTGCATGACTAGCCTTAAGGACTATGCATCTGCATCTAATTTTTCGTTAGAAAATAAAGCTAAAACCGATAAGGATATGCTTAAAGATCTAGAAAAATCCTTAAGTGAATTACAGTATTGTGCTCAAATGCTTTACACAGAAGCTGGCGCTGAAGGTCATGGTGCTTTAGAAACATATATCGGAGACTATATGATGGGTGTCTCTAAACTACATTGGAAAGTTAAAACATGTCTGAGTTAAAAAGCTATAATGTACAAGCCTTACGTGGTCACAACTACGATGACCATACTTTTCAGGCTGATATGCGTGAGTCTGGTATTTATATTCCAGATGAATTACTATACAAGAAAGAGCTAGGACCATACGTTATTAATGAAGTATATAAGCAATCTGTAAATGGATTGCCTAACGTTATTAATGATCTAACTGGTCGTCCCTATACTGCTGAAGAAGCTAAAGAAGTAGCTGGTGCTAATCGTAAGCAAGCACTAGATATGTACGATAAACTACTATCGACTAAATAAAAAAAAAAAATAACCCTACCAGGATTAATTCCTAGTAGGGTTTTTTATTCGATTAAGTCATGAAGTATACTTTACCTTGTTTAGCTTGTTGTTTTACTTTATCCATAGCTTTAGCCTTTTTAGCTAAACCTCTGTTAATCCAGCTATTAAGGCCGCCTTCGTTTTTATTAAAAGCTGCTCTAGTTCCACTAACATCTAGATATTCAATAACAGCATTTAAAAGTATTTTAAATTGAGAAGGTGTTAATACAACTGCACCTGATCGATCTTCTGGTTTAACATAACCATATTTAGGGTTTTCAAGAACCTCTTTAAATTTCTTTTGTGGTTCTGAAGGATTCTTAGTATCCTTAATATAGCCATATTCTCTATCAAGCGTAATAAATGCACCACGGTACTTACTGTTTTTATCAATAACTACTTCACCCTGATTTTCAATTTCCTTAATACCTTCTCTAAGTTGATTTTCAAAATCTTCTTTAAAAGGTTTCTGAATATCCCAATCAAAAATCTTGGGTGCAATAATGTTATTAGCAGTATATAATACGTAGGGGTAACTTGTTGCATCTGTAATAAAGTTATCGAATACGGGTAACATATACATCATTTTAGCAGGATCTTTACCACCATTAATGTAATTCATTGTATCAATAACTAACGCAGACTCACGATACTGACCGAGTAACGGACCAATTTGGTTAATGGCAGCAGTACCTTCACCGGGTTCCCATACAGTACCGTCTTCAAATACTTTAGGTTTTGCTGGTGCTAAAGCATTAAACATAGCACGAGTCAATTTAATTTTACGTTCGTTAGCACCAGTGCCTACAGTAACAGTAGTTCCTGTTTCTACAGGAGTCATGTTACCTAGACTCATCTTTTCACCATATATACCTGTTGGATGTGGTACGCGACCAAGCATTTGTAATACTTTAACCATCTTCTTTGGTAATACAAATTGCCACTCAGATACAACATCTTTAAGAGTAAACTTAAAAATTTCATTAATATCTTTAATAGCCGCTTCAGTATTACCATTATAGTAGTTTACAAGTTCATCACTAAACTCAGGATGCTCTTTTAAAAACGCTCTTGCTTCTTCTAAGTGATAAGCTAATGGCTTACCATAGTCTGTAGTTAATAGTACTTTCTTAGCTAGTGATTTATTAAATGATCTACTTCCATATTTGTCAAGTAGCTCTTTAAATTTCATAGCTTTTTCACGTTGGTCTAAACCAAATGCTTTGTCAATACTTTGGTGTTTAGCTACATCTATAAAGTATGTACGGGGGTTACCTTCTGGTTGTGTATCATCAAATACACCATCACGATCAGCAGATTCCCATAATAAACCTACACGCTCAATAACGTTCATTTCACCAATGTCCATTGCTAAGAACGCACGACCCGCAGAGTTCATATCAATAGCTACAGTAGCTTTAGGTAAAAATGGTTTATTATTTTTCTTGGCATCTAAATAATTAGAAGCATCTACATAAGCCTGTAGTACATAACCCCATGTTTCTCTATCAGAATTATCTAATAAAGTTTGCATAGCTACTTTTTGTTCATCAGTAAGCTTAGATGGATCAACAGTCTGGGGATCTACCATAGCATTGTATACATCTCTTTTTGTTGATGGTACAATTGATTTAAGTACTGAACCTACTTGAGCAGCAGCAATTAGGAAGTTAGGTGTAATAGCTTCTAAAATATTAGGGGCAGTCATATTTTCAGTAGTCATACCTACAGTACGACCTACATCAAGAACTCTACCAAGAGTTAATAAGAAGCCTAATTCACGTTCTTGTGCTGATAAGCTGTTAATATCGAAATTACCTGATCTAACCTTATTACCAATACGTTCCCAATACTTTTCAGCGGTAAATCTATTTACACCAGTTTCATGATAGTTACTATCCATCATAAATGGATTACCAATACCTGTAGTAATAGCTCTGGTAAATTTATTACGCTGCTCATTCATGTCTAATGAATCATTGTATAAACGGTGAACAGAGTAATCTTCCCAATGAGGTGTATATCGAGGTACGCCTTGTAATAATGCGTTAGATAGCATAGTAAGTTCTTTACCAATGCCATTAAGTTTATCTTTAACTACAGGACTACCTTCCTCAATATCCCGTTTAGTAATCTTAAACAGATCAAGAGTATTAAATGGGGCAGGGTTAGCAGGATCATTTTGAGCTTCAATAAGAGCGTTACTATATAACATAGCACCGATATAAGCCTTACCTGGGCCAACTAAGCGACCAATACTACCGGCAATACGTTTAGCTTCAGTAACATTATCTAATTTTTCAAAGTTAACTTTCTGCTTATCACCCCTACGGATGTTACGCATAGCGCCAGCATAGTTACCTTCTTCAGTTACAGGTACAGTTTGAGACATACCTGCACCAGCCTCACCTAATGTACGTCTTAGGTTACGACCACTAGCATAAAACTCAGTACCAAAGATAGGGTTTAAACGAACAATACGTGTACCGTCTGGAGCGTTATCTAAAGTAAAGATATCAGAATTAACTAAGGCATTTAAAGCAGTAGCACCAGCAGACTGTGCATCTACGTTTTGCCCTTGTAGTGTACGAGGGTCAAGTGGGTTATTTTCAGCATCTACTTGAGAACCTTTAGCATAGTTTTTAATTAAACGACCTAATGTTTGTTCAACAACCTCTACAGGTACACCACCGCTAACAGCATTCTTGGGAATTGCTACATCACCTTCTTGGGAAAGAATAGCATCTAAATAATTAAATGTATCTTTTTCATCGGTTTGAATTTCACCATTACCTGTTTTAGCAGCACCAGCAAGCATAGGTGCGATCATATTAGCAGCTAAAGTAATATTAGAAGCTACTTGCTTAGTTGATAGACCTAAACCTTGTTTAAGGTAGGTCATACCAGATAGTTCTACAGGAGTAGCGCTACCTTCTTCGGTAATATTAACCATTTCACGGCTAAGTGATTCACCAATATCTCTGGCAGAACGCTGAATAGTACCTGCCTGAGTAGGTAATACTGCTTCAGGGAATGCGTCTCTTAACTCTTGTTGTGATTCCCAATCAATATTAACTGATTGCGCTAGTCTAGCTTGTCTAGCCTTTTCTTCTTCTAATTGTTGTAGTCTAACGTCATAAGGTGTAACTTCACCTTGAGCAGTTAGTGTTTCTCTTTCTACATCTACAACATCGTTAAAAGGTTGTGGCTCAACTTCTTGGGGTACAAAACTAGGAGCAGCAAAGGATTGATATTCCTCTGGTGCTGGCATCTCAGGTACAGGTGCTCCACCTTGAAATGGAGTACCAGTAACCTGCATGTTTTCAGGTAATGGTGCTTGAGCATTAGCTCTTGCAGCAGCTTGGTTAGCAAGTTGTTGTTCTAGGAACTTGTTACCTAGTGGTGGTACCTGGCTAGGTACATTGACATTAATAGCCATTTATTCTTCTCCAAGTGTTTTCTGAAGATATTTAGCAAAGGCGGGAGATGTTCCAAATACTGGAAGCAGCCTTGCACCCTTCTCAATTTCCTTACCCTCAGGGGCAGATAGGGCTGAGTTAACCCTGTTAATATAAGCTAGTTGTGGAGATTGACTAGAAATCTTTTCATAGACATCACCAAGAATAGTCTTACTGTATTTGTCGTTGCCTGTAATATCGGATACTGCATCCCATACACGTTGACCTGTACCTAGAATACCCATTTGACTTACAACTCTTTGGAATTGCTTATCGTCTTTGAGCCATTCAGGTGGTGACTCACCATACTTAATTAGATCTTTGATATAAAGAGCAAGTAAAGCCATAGCAAGCATCATAGCAATAGTAGCAGCAGCATTACCTTGATCAGCAGAACCTTTTCTGTTTAAATCACCAATAAGTCTTGGTAATACATTGGCAGTAAAAGTTGATGTGTAACCTTGGAACTGAGTAAACAGTCTTAGGTATGGATCACTATAAAACTTAGGTCTATTTAGCTGTGAAGGAATTACAACGGCTTCATTAATAAAAGCGTAAGTACCCTTTTGAAGATTATCCATAACTCTTTGTTCGGTATCAATACTATGCTTAGTGATATTAGTCATAAAGTTATAGTCAACACCTAAACGAGTTAAATGTTCTTTAGCATCAATAACAGCTTGATCAGTCGGATCACCAGACTTAATTGTAGATAACCAATTGTTAATAGCGTCTGCAGCAATAGCTAACTTGGCATTACGAGTAATAGTAGTCATAGAAGTTAGACCAGTAATTTTAAAGAAACCTTCTGTCCACTTCTGGAAGTATCCTGACATAATATCGTTTCTATGTGCGATACCACCTTCTCTTAAGTAACCAGCATTAGATAAAGCAATTCTATGCTCAACAGGTTTCATTTTAATTTTGTCAGTAGTAGCAGCGCCTAACTCTCTGAACAATGCAGCAAACTCTTTACCAAATGTTTTTAGTAATACATGAGTAGCTTTAATAGCTTGAGGTTTATTTAGGTTACGGTACACCTGAGCAAATTCTACTGTAGAACTAATAGCAGCTAAAGGTAATGAAGTAATAGTAGATAGGAAGTTAACAGTACTTAAAGCACCACGAACATATTTGTTCTCAATTTGGTGAAACTTACCAGCCCTCATGTCTAAAAAGTCTTTAACTTCTTTAGCCATAAATGAAGCTTGTTGTTCGGTAATATCGCCATTTTGTTTTGCAGCTTCAATTAAAGCAGCTAACTTAGCACCATCTTTACCGATTAAATTCATATTAATATTCTTAGCAGCACCTCTGGCAGATAATGTATAAGCATTATCAACTAGATCATGTGAAAAATATTTATGGAATTTACCACGGTTAACTGGATCATAAAGCTTTTTAGCTAATTCGTCTTTGTTCTTTAAAGATGCAACATCAAAGTTAAGGATGTCATCAAGAGCATCTTCCATTGAGTTAATGCTATTATTATCAAGAACGGTATTAGCAAGCTTAGTAGCTTCTTGTTGTGATAAGCCTAAAGCTGAAGTTAAATCATTAACAAACTGATTAAAGTACCTTGAAACAATTGTCTTATCTAAAGGTCTTTGTTCAATAAAGTCATCAAACCTAAGTTGGCTTTTAGTTGCTGCATTATAAGTTGTAATCATATTATCAATACGATTAGCATACTCTACAATAGCATTTTTATACTGAGCAAACTCACCTAAATCTTTATCTAGATCGTACTTACCTACAACACCATCCATGTTGTCTGCAAATTGAGCTTTCTTTCTACGTACTAATTTTTCCATTACATCTAGTACTTTAGGATTAGATAATAAGATAGATATTTTCTTACTATCCATACCATTAAACATGGCTTCCATTTCTTCTTTAGTACCAAAGTGTTTATGAATATTAGCTTCAACTAAAGCTTGTTGATCTGTAATAGATGAACCATTAACAGGGTTACCTGCACCGAGTAATGTAGCTAGAGCAGCTGTATATTTACTCTTATGAATGCTATCGCCCATAATGGTATTAGACCATTTGTCCCATAAAGAAGATATACCTTTATCTTGCCACCAAGAACCAATCTTTGCGGGAATACCTTCAATAGAACGCTTAGTTGTTTCCATCTCAGCAAGCTTATCTAAGCTAACATCTGCATTGGTTGTTAAAGCTTCATTGGCAATGTCTACCGCAAAAGGTACTTTGTCTCCGAATTGTTCTCTGAATGCAACATCATTACCACGGTTAATAGTCTTGTCTGAAAATGTTAAATTCTTAGCTGTAGCAGCAGCACCACCAATAGTACCGCCTAATAAAGCACCACCAACAGTAGCATTTAAAACTCTGTTCTTTAGCTTAGAATAATCTTCACCTTCAGGTACGTTTAAACTAGATGTTTCACCGAAGTATTGTACTAGTTCTTGTAAACCTTCTGTTGGACCTTCTGTAGCAGCACCTACAGCAACTGCTTTACCGATATTAGCTAAGCCTAATTGTTGTCTTGCTGCAACAATCTTAGCAGCATCAGCAACATCTTTTACTGATTCTTGAGTTGCTTTGACAATCATAGCCTCAGCAGCTTCTTTAGTAAAACCCTTTTTAATTAATTGATTTTTAATTAATTCTTGGGTAGCACTAGAAGTAATATTAAGTCCAGGGGCTTTAACAACACCCGCTAAACCTAAACGATCTAAAGCAGCTTGGGTAACACCGGACATAATAGCTGTACTAGCATTCTTTTCTTTTTGTTCATTCCATACATTACCTGTATAGATAGCAGCAGGAACGGATAATGATAAACCAAATGTAGCAGGTGCAGCAAATGCAGCAGCTAAAGAAGCTACCATTTGAGGAGCAGAAGAAGCAGCAGTACCTACTAAGTAGTCAGTTAACTTACCAAAGCTATCTAATTTCCAATTACCTTTATCGTCAAATGCTTCAGCATTACGTAGGTATGGTAGTGATTCAAGCTCAGATCGTAATGCACGTACATTAGATGTACCTACGTTTTCTAGGAACTCAATACCTGTAGTTCTACCGATAAGATCGATAGCGCCAAATAAACCTTGTTTCATTTGCGCCATACCGATATCTAGTCCAGTAGATAGGTTGCTTGTTGCCTTACCAAATCGATCTTCACCTTCACGGATAACAGCAGGACCAGCGAAATAATCACTACGACCTGCGTCATCTACAGAAGCACCAAATGACTTTGCGTCAGGAGTAAATACCTTAGCACGAACCCCAAACTGATTACGCTCTTCATTTAGCTTATCTAGTAACAAGTCTGCTTCAGTCTTTTTACCTTCATTAATACGTCTTTGTCGCTCTAATCTACCCCAATACATTGCATTGGTTTGATCAACAGTAGGTGTTAATGATGGGTTAACAACACCCATTTCTAATAATTTAGTACTTAACTTATTACCATAAGGGTCAGTTAAGTCACCCATTACACGACCAAACTTATCAATTTCTCCGGTAACTACTGGTGTAGTAAAGTTACCTTGTCTTGCTACGTTACCTACAATAGCTGTTTGAGTATCAGCACCGGGTTGAGAACCTTCAAAGGCACCTCGTTTAGAGTCTACCTTTGAAGTCTCAGCAGCATTAATACCCCGAATACGTACAGCAGTACCTTCAGGGGTTGTGAAAGTATCTGCGTCCTTTAATATATTGTTACCTACTTTAAAGTCAGAAGCTTTAGGGATAGACGAAACATCTACACCGATATCTGATAATACTTTTTCCAATCTATCCATATTACCTCTTTGTTTATTCTTTCAGTCCTTTGTTGAGAGTATCTTTCATAAACATATAGAAAGAACTTTCTTCAGGACCGGGTTTAAGATACTTTTCTCTTAGCTTAGGATTGTTATTCCAGGTTGTAGCCATGCGTTGATATAGCGCTTGTTGAGCAGCAGGATTAGTTTGACCACCACCTAATTCAGCTGAAGCTTGTTTAACTAGATAATCTAGTTGTACAATCTTTTCTGGTGGCATAAGCTTAGCTTTATCTCCGCTACCAATCTTGAATAAATCAGGACTGATACCAGAACGAACTGTAATCATAGAACGGCTTAGGTAAGGTGTAAGATCTTCAACTTTAGCACCACGACCTTGTTGATCGGCAATCATATCCTTAACTGCTACGTTCATAATGTTTTTAGCTTCAAGCATTTCATTAGCATCACTTGGTTCAAAACCAATTGACTTAAAGAAAGATGCGGCTTGAGCACCCATAGCAGCAGAAGTAGGTACGTTAGCTCTTGCAGTATTAGGTTTACCCTTTACGTTAGAAGCACCATATGTTTGCTCTACAGCTTGTTCGGCAATAGTTGTAGCGTCTTTCTCTACCCACTCTTTAACTCTATTAGCTCTGGCTAAGGGAGAATGTTGTGCAGCAGAATAATCAACAATGTTATAACCTAGTTTCTGAGCATTAGCTTGGAATGAAGCTAAAGGAATTTTACTACCGGTTCTAGGATCAACAACCATAAGAGTTGTATCACCAGCACCTTTACCTGTTTTAGTTACAGCTTCTACAATTTGGAAAGTCATACCTGACTGTGGTCCACGATCAACAGTAACTTGTCTACCAGTTTCTTTAAAGCTAAATGTAGTGCGTGGTACACCTAAATCAGCAACTTGTCTTGATTTAAGGTACTTGTCAATAGAAGCTGGTTCATAACCTTGATCAATAAGTTTATTGCGTTCGGTACGATCATCAACAGCTTTAATCTTTTCGCGTTCAAATTCTTGTTGAGCTTGAACTGTAGCACGCTTATCAGCATTAGCTAGTACATCTCTTGCGGCATATCTAACAGCTCTACCTGTTCTAGCACCAGTTAAAATACCACCAGCAGTTACAATAGCAAATCGAGCTAAGTCTCTTTCATTGAATAAACCTTTTTCACCATATAGGTTTGAAATAAAACTTTCAAGGAAGGTTTTACGTTGTACGGGGTCTTCAATTTTACTTGCTTCAGCAGCTGCTTGATCAATTTGAGGAGCTACTTGCTGTGAGAAGCTAGAAATAACTGCTTCAAAAGCACGATCATCTTTTTGAACTGGCTCTGGTTGTACAGTAGTTTCTTTTGGAAGTTCTGCAGGAAGTGGTGGAGGTACCTTAGCTGCTTGTGCTTCAGTTTGTGTATCAGGAATCCTAACTTCTTGCATAGCAGGAGTAGGAGGCGCAATATTAGGTACTGCTTGGTAATCACCACGGGCAAGAGCTTCTTGTCTTGGTACAGACTTAGCTGCACCACGGGTAATATTAGGGTTACCAAAGGCAGCACCACCAGCATTAGAAGCAAAGCCAGTACCAGGTGAATCACCCTGCAATGGTGCCTTAGTTAAGTCGGCTAAAACTTTAGCTGAATATTCTTTAGCCTCTTGTGTTGGTAGGAACTCTTTCCAAGCTTCTGGTCTACCTGCTTTATTAGCTCTTTCAACAGCTTTATCAACACTACCTGGTCCAGCATTATAAGCAGTTAAAGCCTTTTCAATATCACCATTATAACGGCTAGACATAGCTGCCATATAGTCGCCTTGGAATCTAATAGCTTTTCTAGAGTCTTTTAGGTCTTCCATTGAAATGGGTTTAATACCAAATCCAGGATCAGCAGCAGTTGTAGGTCTAATTTGAGCAATACCTAAAGCACCAGCTGGAGATGTAACTAATTGACCTGCTTGAGGATGACCTTCTGGGTATACATTCATATTACCTGATTCAATACGTCTTTGTGAAAGAAGAATAGGTTCAGGGACAAGAACTGCAGGAGCTACGGGAGGTACAACAGCAGGTACATTACCCATTCTATTAAAACCAGGAACAGGTGCTGCAGTAATTCTTTGGGTATCAGGTGTAGGTGTAGGTGCAGGAGCTACTTCAGTAGATTGTGGAATAGTTTGACCAGCCATTCTATTAAGTAGTCTGTCTAGGAAGGAAACATTGGTAACACCATCTTCGTAGTAAGCTACCCCAGGAGTCCCTTCACTATAGTATGATACACCAGTAGTACCATCAGCATGCCACTGAGTAGCATTACGAGCAAAGTTAGCTTGCTTACGAGTGCTAGGATCATATTTACCTAATGGTGCAGCTAATACTTTTTGAGCATATTCTTGCACACTCATTCCAGCGGCATCCGCTTTCTTAGTAAATTTACCTTCATTCTCAGGTTTAATATTAATAGAACCATCGGCATAACCTTTGATTTCTTTATTCTTCTTACGACCTTCATTAACCATACGCTTAATCGCTTTCTTATTTTTAGGATTTTGAGCAGCAGGTGCTGGAATAACAGCTTCACCAGGTGTAAGCATAGCTGGTACAGTATCAGTACCTTTAGGCATAGGTAATTGCTTTTGACCTTGCCCTAAAACTTCAGTACCAGCAAGAGGATTCATTGAAGGTAGACCTAACTTTTGACGATTAATTCGAGGTACCTTTAAAGTACCTTCAGCTAGCTTCATGGTATGATTTTCTTCTTTATGAGTAATACCTTGGGACGCCTTAGCAGCAGCTTCTTGAAGCTTTAAATTGTGTAGCTGGTCTTTACGTTGTTGTTCTTGAAGGAATGAAGCTTGTTTACGCTTTTCATCTGCTTCAAGCTTTAAATATTCTCTATGTTGTTTTGCGCTTAATGGCCCCATAGATATTTCTCCTTAGAAAAGCTTTAATTTCTTTGCTAGTAAACCTGCACCGACTAATAAACCAATAGGTCCAAGAGCACCTAGTGCAGCAGTACCACCAGCACCTAACGCTCCACCTAAACCAGTTGTAGCAGCAGCAGTACCTGCGGCACCTGCTCCAGCAGCACCAGCAGCGGTACCTGCAGCAGTTCCAGCGGCAGTTGTACCTAATGCACTACCAATACCAGCACCAATAGGAGCTGCGGCGGCAGTACCTACACCTAGCCCTGCACCACCAATAGGAGCAGCAGTTAAAGTAGGTGTTAATACAGCAGGAGTTAAACCAGTTATTGTACTTGCAGCAGGAGCTACACTAGGAATAGCAGCATTAGCTAAAGTAGCACCCTGCATTAATGTATTAGAAGCAGTAGCAGTTTGTGATAAAGGTGCCCCATATGCTTTAATACCTTCAGTAATACCTTTTTCAGCAGCCTTAGCCATTTGATTAGCACCCATGCTAGTAAATTGCTGGGTTGTAGGATCGGTATTATTGTAAATTAAAGGTGCTGGTGCTTGATCTTGCGAAGGCATAATTTGAGCACCTAATGGAGCAACAGGCTTTTGAGTTTCAGTCCACGCCCAAGGATCAATTTGCATATCCATTATTTACCTCCAGTAGGCTGAACAGCTTGCTGTCTGGCAGGGTTACCATAAATAGCCTGTGAATAACGGGATAGCGCTTGCCAGTCTTTATCAGCAATTTGTTGTTCAATAGCTCTTTGTTCTGAGCCTAAACGGGCTACACCTGAAGCAGCAGATGAAGTTTGCGATAACGTGTCACTAACAGATTTGCCTAATGCCTGTTCAGCAGCTTGTTTGTTAGCAATTACTTGTTGTGCAAACTTAGCCTTTGCAGCATCTTCTGAAGTCTTTTCTGCAAGAGCATGCCTAGCAGAACCTAATACCCCAGCGGCACCATATTGGTTACCGAGGTTAGCAGAAGACATTCCTACGTCTAATTTTAACGCATCCTGTAACTCATTAGCCCCACCAGTACGAGCCATTTCTTTTAAACGTTCTTGCTGGTCTTGTAAAGTGGCTGTACCTGCTTTACCAATATTAGCAATATCTTTGCCCATATCAAAAGCAGTTTGTTGGTTAGCAGTAGCACCGGCTACACGACCTAAAGCACCAGAACTGTATTGCTCTTGAGCTGCTTTACCAACACTTTCCATGTAAGGTCTTGCCCATTCAGGAATTGTTTCAACTGTTTGTGGTGGTGGTGGAGCACTACTACCGCCATATTTTTTCTTGATATTATATTTCATTCTAAATCCTTTCGCATTACCACATAGGCTTGCTTAAATCCGGGAACATATTGAGGAAGGACTTTAGCCCATCCTTGCCTTCCCCATTGTTCAATTGCTTTACAACCAGTGTCCCGAGCAAATTGCTCTATGGTTGGAAAGACTTTAGATTGTTCTTCAAAATTACTACCGCTAAAAGCAATAATATGAAGTGTTTTATGTTGTGAATAATTTAAAAATTCAGTTAAGCCAGCGCCAACTATATCGTTATTACTATCTATAACAGCCCAACATTGAGCAACACCATTAAGAATTTTAGTTAGATAGTCTATAACTGTTGATTCTCCTTGGCTATATTGCAATACTTTATTAAAATGATTTGATAATAAAGGCCAGTATTCAACTGTTTGTTCTTTAGATAGTAAGTATATATTCATTTATTTACAAACTGGATTTGCTAAATCTAAAGCATTAACCCCATTAGGAATCATACTAGGGTCAATAATTTCATTAGTATTTTTATCTCTTAAGGCATGAATACAATATGCAACTGTTTCATCAGTTAATGCTTCTAATTCATGTACTTTATCTTTGTGAATATAAATCATATGTGGAGCGGTAAATTCAGTACTTACTCCTTCAACCGTTACTTTAAGTTTACCTTTAGCAAGTAAGGTTAAATGATCAAACTGATGCGTGTGGCCGATTTCAATGTCGCCAGCTTTTTCAAAACGCATCATGCGTGAAAAGAGGTTGGCAACGCAGCCGATGTGAACAGTAGGTGAACTCACAGAATGCTCCGTGGGATTTCGTTAGATGGCGGAGTTGCGGTTATCGGTGGCGGTGGTACGTATTCGCCAATAGGGCCGTATTTACCTGCTACAAGGTCTGCGAAAATTTTACGACCATGAACCTCAACATCGTTTATGCTGGCAGTGAAGGGTAAAACTTCATCGCCAAACTGCGAAGTTGTGATTTCGCAGTCAATTATGGTTTGTTCAGCGTTGGCCCAGCACGGGGCCAAGCGACTCGACGTTATCAACCGTTTTCGCCGCCTTCTTGACGAGGGCAACGGCTTTATTTACTGCATCAAGCGCCTTGTCCGGGTCAAGGAGGAGGTCGATCATGGCCAACTACTTACTCAATACTTACCTTCGGCAAAGACGTTCACAAAAACGGTCCCGTCTTCCAGCGCCTCGATTTCATGCCATTCGTTTGCCACAAGGCTAACCGGCTGCGTGTCCTTGGTCATCACCAGCTCACGGCCTTCCTTACGCACGACAGCGCGGCCCGCATGACACAGCGTCAGGTGAGAGAAAACGTGCTCGTGGCGCGGCAGACCCTCGCCATTGTTGGCGTGATAAACGTGTAGCGTGGTGCCGTCTTGTGTGACAACAAAGCGTGGACGGATCTCGTTCACAGCGTCTGCGCCCCCTCAACTGTCGGCTGCGAAGAGCTGGCTGGGAGAACGGGCTCCGGCGGGGGCACATACTCAGCAATAGGCCCGTACTTACCGGCAACGATGTCGGCAAAGATTCCACGACCGTGCGCCTCAACATCGTTGGCGCTTGCCGTAAACGGAAGAATTTCGTCCCCAAACTGCGAGGTGGTGATTTCACAGTCAATCATGGTGTGGCCTGCGTCCGCCCACCGGGGGTTTGTCAAAGATGTCAGTGTTGCTTGCATGTTGTTCACCTCAAGAAATACGAAGCCAAAGCGTTGCGGGGAAAAAGTTTGCAAAACAGTTTGAATAAGGCAGGCTGTATCCCATACACCGCCAAGTTCCCGATACTGTTGTGGAGGCGCTACCGAATACTTGGCTGGCGCTGGTGCTGGGCCACGGGCTGGCCTTGGCGAAGCCCATATAAGCCAGAGCAGACCCCGGTCTTGTGCCGCCAGCCTGAGTCGTCGTTTGTGAGCTTTCACCCAAAAGTGCATAAGTCCCTACCGCGCCAACAGACGCGCCAGCCGTGGCGTTAAGAACGGCGGTAGTGTTAACAACAGCCGCAGTGCTTTGCGTGGTGCCATCATTAAAAAGAATATCGGTTCCCCGAACGGTTACTGGCATAAAATACCTCCGTTAAAAATATTAATCATATTAACCTTATTAATAAACTGTAAATCCATCTGTTAAACTCATTGACATTTTAAGGTTACCAGATGAGTCTTTAAATTGTAGTACACTACCAGACTCTTCTATAATCCAATTTGAGCTAACAACTCTAGAGCCAGTAACAGCATTTGTGGCCGTTGCAGCATTACCCGTAATACTAATATCCCAAGTACCACTTGCATTACCACCAGTTCTGGTTGGAACATTTAAAGCTGTTCTTGCATCAGCTGCAGTACTAGAACCAGTTCCACCTTTAGCAATTGGCGTAGGTGCGCTAAGTGCATTAGGGTCAACCTGTCCTGATGAGTTTAAGCTATTAGCAAAATTAGCTAAATTACTTGCTTGTGTCATAATTCACCTTTCAATCTCTTTACTTCTAATTGTAGACTTTCAACCTGAGATTGTAATTCTAAAAACATATCTCTAATAGATAACTTCTTTTCAATCTCAATAGGTATATCATAACCAAGTACACCCGCAGAACTTAGTGATCCTACTGATGCTGGACCAGCACTCTTAAAAGAAGCATATTGCACTGGTTGTCCAGCAAAATCTAATACTCCAATTAATTGTGCATTGTAAACAATATCAGCAGAACCAGGAATGCTGTAGTCAGCTGTTGGCTTTAACAATACTCCATTAAACCAGATTAAAGAAGAATTCCTTTGATAAGGTGTAGGGTAAGTTATAATAGTAGAACCAGCAGATTTTTCGGTATAGTTTTCAGTAAAGATTAAAGCATTAGCATTGTTTTTAGCGAATTCAATAATTGTAAGAACACCACCAGTAGCTGGTGACTTTAATAAATAACCTTCACCACCCGGTAAATAAGTATAGTCTGTATCTACAATTAACACGCCATTAATAAACAATAACTCACTTCCATCAATAGATGTTCTAGGAATAATTGTTTGACCATTGCTTAATGTTACATAACTATAAGTAAAAGGTACTTTATCGTTAGAGGTAACTGCATCAATTAATCTAATATAGTAAGCCATCATCGATTCACCACCAATACATGGTTCGGCTAATGTTAAAGTAGTTGATGTGCGTGTATAATCTGTACCATTCTGAAGTAAAATACCATTCTTAAAGAAAAGTACTTGATTTGCTTGTTCATTAGAAAAATTAAATACTGATTGATTTACTGCAGCATTAACCATACCTAAACTAAATCTAACTTGATCTAATGCACCAGCATTTAGTACTCTACCAAATTGATCTACAACAATTTCAGCAGTGTCGGCAGGATCAAAAGAAAACCCACCACTACCAGCACCTTGACCATAAGGGTCTAAGTTAATGTTATACACACCTGTTGATGTTTGAGTATAACCAATACGACCGTCAGATGGTGAAGTTAAATCTGTTACAACAGTACCTGACCTACTATATACGTCAATGTGATTAAAAGAATTACTTTGTGAGGTTACGTCATACCAACCAGTACTATCTGGTGCTTCAGTATTATTGTCAAATGTAACAATATTGTTACCAATACTCCTATACCATAATTTTCTTTCTGTTGCTCCAAAATTACCTCCAGCACTAAACCAAAGGAAATCCGATGCTACATTATTATCGTATAAAATATCTGAGCCTAATAATCCAAAATAGCTTTTACCGGCTGGATTATTACTAATACCGCCACCATTAATATTATCAGCATATTTTACAAGAATATATCTTGCAGGTGAAATAACTGTTAATGGTGCTTCATCAATAATACCAATTTTATCAGTAACACTAAAAGTAGTTACGTCTAAGTTTACAAATGAATTGTCTTTAAATAATAGTAATCCTACAGGTTTAGTTTGGTAAGGAGCAATCTCAATACTTCTTCCACCATAACACCTATAGTATAATTCGTAAGTGGTACCAAAATCAAATGGTGACCACTCATAATCTTTAGGGTCGGTAGAAGCAACTAACGAATCGTTACTATATACACCATAAAACTTTTTATTAATAGGACTAGTAGATAAACCATTACCTGCAGAATCATCCGCATAACGTACTGTTAAATACTTTTTGTATTCAGTAGTTAATCTATCTAAATCTAAAGATCTTACTGGTGCTAAAATCCAGTTAGCATCATCAGGATAAATTTCACCTACATAAAAGCTTACTTGTCTATTACCTTGTTTTAATACCCATAAATATTTGTTATTTCCAAAACTACCATCTACAGGTATCCAAGTATAATCTGCTGGATTGGTTGATTCAATAGACTGATCTGAGTTATAAATACCAAAGTAAAGTTTATTAGTTGGTACATCAGAGATACCAGCACCGAGATTATCATCGGCATATTTAATACTCAAGTATCTATAGAGAAAACCAAGGATATTATTATTGCTGTCGGTAATAATACCAGTACCTTCATCAACACTAATACTTTGATTTTGTTCAATAGCATTGATTCCTAAATACACATTGTATAAAAATGAATCTAAATCAGGATTACCAGTGTATGGTGGGATTAAAAACATAATTACCTCCGATCAGCTGGCTTAGCTTCAAATGCGTATAAAGGCATTCTCCAATTTCCCATAGATGAAATCTTAAAGTTTAAAACTCTACCATTAATTCTTGGATCTACTTTATAGCCAAGTGCTCGATCATTATTAGGCTCAAAAGTAAATAAGTCATTTGAATCAAACGTAATATTATCGGTATAATTGTTTTGACCTTTTACATAGATATTAATTGTAGAATTAGATGGTACAGAATCAAATACTGGGTATAAAGATGTTACTAAAGAACTTAATGCGGTATTACCTGTATTAAGTTTTTTCTTTTCAATATAAGATTCATAACTTACCAATGCACTACCATTCCACATATTAAATGAGTCATCAGTAATGAGTGTTTGGGTAGTATTGGTAGTCATGTAAATAACTTTATTACTGTATTGCCATTGATTAGCAATATTACTTGGTCCATTAAATGCCCATGCTACGTTAGCTAATTGCCGTTTAGTCCAAGTATTTGTTTTATAATTGAAAATTAAAGATTCATTACAATTAACTGAACTACCTTTAGGATAGTTAATCCAGATTTCTTTATAGAAAGGATTTCTAATTACTTGTACTTTATTAATTTGTGATCTATTTAAATTAGAAAAGAAATAACGTTTAATTCTACCATCTGCAACGGATTGAATTTCACCTGATCCGCTATGAATATAAATATCGTTATTATCTACTACAAAATGTTTACCTTCAAACTCAATAACACAATCTGTATTTAAAATACCATATGAATCTGAATAACCACTTACCCTAGCTTGACCTTGTTGGTTAATGGATAACATGCTAATACTATCTGAAGTATAAATAAACATGTTACCACGTAAAGGTGCCATATCTAATACTGGTGAAGTTGAAGATAATTCAAATTCATCTGCTGTATCAGCAGTTAAACCGGGTTGCCATGTTTGAGGAATACCACCTGTAGGCGCTTGTACTGAAACACGAATAGTTCCAGGAGCATAAGTAACTGTACCTGATGCGCTAATAGTTAAATTACCAGCAACTAGTGAATAATTTAATGCCCTAATGACTTTAGCAGTAACTGTTAAACCTGCGGCATAATTCCAATTAGGTAATGGTTGTAATGCGCTATCAGCATTAACACTACCATATAAACAATATAATGGAGTTGATTTACCATTGTTAAATACAATAGCATAACCACCATTAAAATAAGTAAATTGCCAATCACTATTTGAGTATTGACTAGCGTTAGATGAGAACATACTGGATTGATTACCAGCAGAATCTACTCTAACAAAGTTTCCATTTTTAGCAAAGATATTATACCCTTGATCTGGTCGTCTCCAATGAACACCAAAATCAGGAGCAATACCTACAATACGACCAGTAGTTTCACCTGTAATAGTTTGTACTGAGTCATCGAAAAATCGTACATTAAGAACATCTGTAAAGGTGTTTGGTGGTACGATCATTGGGGGTGTATCTGTGTTTAAACCACCTGCACCTAATTGTCTAATCTGTTCTGCCATATACGATCTCCATATTAAATCTTTTCTTTAATAAAGGCTTTAACTAATTGGCCAACAATATCTGATCTTACGATATCTTCTACTGTAAATTCTACAATAGGAATTTCAATATTATGTTTACGACAAATATTTACAAACTTAAGAATATCTTTACCTGAATTAATATCTGACTGTGAGCTGTCACCCATTAAAACCATTTTAGAGTTTTCACCTAATCTAGTTGTAATAGCTTTTAATTCTTCAATCGTAAGGTTTTGACATTCATCTACCAGCACTAAACTATTTTCAAATGATCTACCACGAATGGTTTCTAATGGTTGTAATTGTAAGATCTCTTTAGCTGAAATATATTCGTATTTAGTTTTACCTAGTTGTTTTTCTAATACACTAATTAAGGGTAATAGCCAAGGTGTTAACTTTTCTTTGATGTCCCCAGGAAAGAACCCCAAGGATCTACCAGTAGGTACATTACTACGAGTAAGAATAATATTGTCATATTTACCTGTCAAATATAATTGGGCAACTTTACTTGCAGCACAAAAAGTTTTTCCAACACCAGCAGCGCCTAGTGTAACTACGATTGGAAATTCTTCAATAGCCTCAAGTAATAATTGTTGATTGTGTGTTTTTGGTTGAATGTGAAAGGAAGAGGTGTCTCTTTGAACACGTTCCCTACGCTGCTTTTCACTTCTCTTCATTAATAGCATCCTAACTTCAGATTACCATTTAACTTTATTTGCCCAGTAAGCTGCGCTTAATGGACCCTTTGCAATATCTTTGGCATGTCTAGCCTTAAACGATTCTCTGCGTTTACGGTATGCTTCCGACTCACCTTCTTTTTTAGGGCTACCTTGAGTGCCCTGTTCTCCAAATCGGATTAACCTAATTTTACTGCCTTCTTTTACAAGTACAGCATGTGACTTTGTAGGGTGATCAGGAGTTCTTTTAGGCTTATTATAGCCTTCAAATTTCTCGCCAGCGTATTCAATCATAAAGAACTTTCTAATAGGTACCGCCTACAAGTAATAAGCGATTGTTTTAAGACTTCGGCTTTGGCAGCTTCCCCGATAAGAAATTCTGCATCCTCTCTAAATAATTGTTCTCCAGTGCTTCCTGTTCCTGTGCAGACAGCGGTGCAAGAGTTGGTTTCTTTGGGTACATCACTTCTTTCCGGACGGTTCCGCAAGCTGACAACAATAGCATTGTGCTTAGAATTAAGAGTTTTAATTTCATTTTCTTTGTCTAACTGAATAAGAGTAACTTTCTTAGTTAACTCTTGATTTTTAATTTCTTGCTCTACTAATTGCTTTTCATAAATCTTGGCTTGTCTATTACTAGCTGTTTTATAGCCATAATCATAACATACATAACCAATAAACAAAGCAATTAAAGCTACAACAATTGATTTAACCATTTATGCACATCCTATATTCTTCCTGTCTACGTTTAGTTAATCCAGGTAATTCTTTACCTTTAAACATATTCCATTTGAGAATTTCTTTGCATGCACCTTCATAGTCGTACCTGTTTAATTTCTTAACAAGGGTAGATCTACAAAAAGCTCCCTCACCAATATTATATGTTAAAGATACAAACGCACTATACTCGTAAGGATGCATTGGTACATCTGCACACCTTTTTACCGCACGTTCGAACTTGTTAGTATCATTTAAAAGATTTACTAAAGCACGTTCTACCGTAATCTTATCACCTAGTTTAACATTTTCTGTTGTACCGAAGCCAATAGTAGGCACATCCCCAGGTACTGGAATATATGCTTCTGATCTGAAGCCTTCATGTACAGCTATGCTAATTAAAGCAGAAGCAGTTAAAGATAGGGAAGCTACCTTCATTCGTTCAATCATATAGCCTCCCTATTAAGTTAATCTTTACTTGAAACGTCTTTATAAATTGTATATAATTTGTGACCAATCATAAGAATGGTATAGACTAAAGTAGCCCACAAAAGAATCTCTGATACTTGGTAGCCAGCAACTGTGGCTAGAGAAACAGTAGCAGGAGCGGCAACTTTAGTTGCAATGCTTGCTCCCGTTTCGGTAGTCTGTTGAAGAGTTGTTGACATAATTTTCCTTTATCTCCAAGGTGGCCCTTCCACCCATGTTACTAATGAATGCCTAATTCCGGAAGTTACAGGTGTAACTCTATGCTCTAGAAAAGAAGGGAACACAATGACAGAACCTTGAGGTTTAAAGTTTGGATTTTCAATTCCCTTAAATTCAAAGTTACCGCCTTTATATTCTGTTGGATCATCAAGTTGAATAACTACACTTAACTTTCTATCAAAAGCTTTTGTATTGTTTAGTTCAACGTCATGATGCCAATCATAAAAACCATTTTCATTAGAATGATACTCAGTATATTGGATCTCAAATGGTTGATCAATATCGACATTAAAGGCATTACGATTAGCTTGTTCAGCATAATCAAGTAATAAAGCCTTGATTGATTTATCGTATACCCATCTAACCTTTGATCTTCTAACTTTATCATCAGGTTTATTTTCAGCAAAAATCCCAGCATCTACCGGGGCGTATTGTTCACAAATATATTTAATTTGTTGACATTGCTCTTTACTTAAGGCGCTTGTCCATAGCTGCCATTGTGCTTTCATTTATTTTCCTTCTAGAATTTTAATTCTATTTTCTAATTCAATTACTTTCTTAGCAAGTTTAATTACAGATACTAAAGCTGCATTTCCATAAGCTACAGAAAGTTTTCCGTTATCACCTAGTAAAACAGAATGTGGTAAAATTGGTTGTAAAGATTGAGCAGAAACACCGTCTTGTGTTAATGCAATATCAACACGATCGTATGTACCACTCTTAACAAGTGCTAATAACTCAATAAAGTTATCAGGTAACTCGCGCCAATTTGTTTTTAATGACTCATCAGAGTTTGCAATAACGTTACCACCAACTGTTAAGTTAGTTCCGTTAAATGTTAAGTTAGCAGATCCAGCGGCTACACCGTTATTGTTATAAATAACTTGTGTGTTTGAACCTGCAACAGGGCCAGGAGGTCCAGCGGGACCAGTAGGACCAGTAGGTCCAGCGGGACCAGTTGGTCCAGTTAAACCTGTTGGACCTTGTAGACCTTGAGGGCCAGTTGGTCCGGTAGGTCCAGGAGGACCAGACGGTCCAGTAGCACCCGTAGGACCAGTTGCACCAGTATCACCTCTTGGAATAACAAAATCAAATACAGCTGCAGAAGATGTACCACTATTGGTTACTGAAGCACTTGTGCCCGCTGTACCAGTAGTTGTAGTACCTACTGTAATAGTAGCTGCAGTTCCTGTAGGACCGGTAGGTCCGGTGGGACCTGGAGAACCGGGAGTACCATCAGCACCTGCTGGCCCAACGGGACCAGTAGGGCCGGTAGGACCAGGAGCACCATTAGAACCAGGAGCACCAGCAGGACCGGTAGGTCCAGGAGGGCCGACTAAAGCTGCATTACTTACAGTAGCTTTCTTTAATGTATTGTCTGTGGCATCTAATACTAACAAGTAATCATTAGCACCGTCTACTGAGGTAATAGCTGTTTTACCACTAATTGCATTTGGAGTTAAAGTTGCAGTACCGGTAACATCGTTTGTGCCGTCAAAACCAGCGCTAGTATAACCAATATCACCACTTGCAGAAATAGTTCTTGCGTTAGTTAATTGTGTAGCAGTGTTTGCTGAGCTAGCTGTAGTAGCTGTACTTGCATTACCTTGTAAGGCACCATAAAAGTTTTCAGCTTGAAAGTCTGCTAATGCAAATGATGGATCTGAAGTGTCAATAAAGACACCTGGTTCAGGTAAGTAGTTCTTAAAGATTTTCCATCTACCATCAGACGCATCTCTAAAGATACCTGTGTGTCGATATACACCATCATTGTAGTTACCTGTAACACCAATATCAGGATTAGCTACAGTAGAACCTTCGTTAAGATAAATCATATTATCTTCAACAGCTAGGTTCTGAGTATTAATAGTTACAGTTGTACCTTCTACAGTTAAGTTACCCCTAACTATGGCATCACCTTTTACCTCTAAATTATTATCGGTAATGGTATTACCATATAAAGTAGTGTTATTTAAGAAAGTATTCTTAGGTACGTTTTTCCAAACACCTACAATAGAGTCATATACTAATACATCATTATTAGCTACCGCTGTAATTAATACATTGTGTAATTCATCGAGTTCATAACCATTTTGAATCTTAACCTCAATAGAACCTTGAGTAGCATGTGATCTGGATACTGTACCTACATACACAATATGGTTAGGTGCTTGTGGTTTGGTGGTAGTATAACCGCCTGGAATAGTAGGTGACAACCAAAGAGCAGCACCTTCAGTATAAGCAGAAGTGTTTAACCCAGATAGTTCACCAATAATAGTAGCTTTACCATTATTGTTGTTTGCAATACCCTGGGATAAAATAGCGTATGTACCCGAAGAAGTAGATTCTGCATTAGCTTGAGCTTTTTGGACAAGAGGTTTATTACCTCCTGCACCTGATAAATATACAACAGTACCTTTTGTTAAAGTTGCACCAGTTTGGTTTCTAACAATAGTGTTAACTGTTAATGAACTTAATACTGCTAGATCTCTTGAACTACCGCTTGCTGTAATAGCTACGCTTCCATCATTAGAAGTTATTGTTTGTACGGCAGTTTGTATAATAGTCGCAGCTTCACTAGCAGAAGCAGCAGCTGCGGTAGCGCTATTAGCTGCACTAGTGGCTGAGTTAGCCGCAGCGGTAGCAGAACTTGCAGATGAGGTTGCACTTGAAGCAGAACTAGTTGCTGATGCTGCTGAATTGGAAGCGCTGGTAGAAGCACTATTAGCACTATTTAAAGCAGAAGTTGCGGATAATGCTGCATTGGTAGCTGAAGCACTAGCAGCAGATGCTGAATTAGAAGCATTAGTAGCTGAAGTACTGGCAGATGTAGCAGAACTAGCTGCAGAAGTAGCACTTGTACTAGCATTACTTGCAGAAGTTGAAGCGCTATTTGCAGAAGTATTAGCTGCGGATGCAGACGCGGCAGCACTAGTAGCTGATGCACTAGCTTCTGTAGCTTTAGTAGTAGCTGTATTAGCTGAAGTAGCAGCATTAGTAGCAGAAGTACTTGCTTCTGTGGCTTTAGTTGTTGCAGTAGCAGCACTGTTAGTGGCGCTAGTAGCTGAATTAGCTGCACTAGTAGCACTAGTTGCTGCAGCATTTCTGTAGGCTAAAGCGTCAGCTGCCTCACTTGCTGCGTCAGAAGCAAAGACACTAGCTTCGTTAGCTTCATTTGTTGCAGTTGTTGCACTGTTTGCCGCTGAGGTAGCACTTGTAGCGGCCTCATTAGCTTTAGTTGTTGCAATACCTGCTTGAGTAGTAGCTGTAGTAGCACTATTTGAAGCAGAAGTAGCACTAGCGGAGGCTTCACTGGCCTTAGTAGTTGCAGTTGTTGCTGAACCAGAAGCTGAAGAGGCGCTAACAGAAGCTTCACTGGCTTTGGTTGTTGCGGTACTTGCAGAAGTACTTGCGTTAGTGGCTGAGGTAGCAGCATTAGTAGCGGAAGTACTTGCACTGGTAGCGGAAGTTGCGGCATTAGCAGCTGAGGTACTTGCGCTAGAAGCAGCGGCAGTAGCAGTTGCTACTTGGGTATTAATTTGATTAACTGTGTTCTCGGCAAATTGAGCAGAGTCAGCTGCGTCAGCAGCACTAGCAGCAGCTTGTTGAGCACTAATATTAGCTTGGGCAGCGGCTTCAGCTGCTTCATTACTGTATTGTAATGAGTCTACTGAATCTAGGTCGTCATATTCCCCGCCAGCCGAGATACTACCAGTCATGCCTGGTTTTTGTTCATATCCCATATATACTCCTTAGATTAAGCCGCCAGTGTTAACGTTAATCTGTACGTTACCGCCAAGACTACGCCGCCATTTTTCTTCTCTATTTAATGATTCAATGTTTTCAATAAACTTTAATTGATAACGCTTTTCCATTGCGTCATCTACTAGGTATGCTGCAAGATTATATAAAGCACCCCAAATTAATAACCGTTCATTCTGGTCTCTTAGCCAATTAGTTACTTCTTTACCTTCATACATTTTAGTTGTTACTGATGTGCCATAAGCTTGAGCTTCACCTAGTGTAGCAAAACATTTTGTTACAGAGTTTGCAGTAGCAAAGTAAAGATTAGTACCGCCTGATTGAACTAAAGTTAAATAAGGCTGTTGTGCATCCTCTAAACCAATTAGATAGTTAATAGGAATAACCGTATAAGTAGCATTTAATGCGGGTAAACGTTTGTAGTAATGTACTTCAATTTTAGTACCAACTTTTTGTTGTGGTTTTACAAAGATCTTACCATCTTGCCACATCCAATAAATATCGCTATATGTTTCAGCAGTAGGATCAAAGAATGTTCTTTTATCTGTTACTTCATTAAACATAATAGTTTGTTGAGTAGCTGAATCAATTGTTCTGACGTAAATAAATTGAGTTAAATCCTCTGGAATAGCAAATGAAGTGTATGCTAAATAGCCTCCAGCATTAGGTTCGCCTACATTATCTGTTGAACCAACAGTGTAGGTTACTGTTTCCTCTAGTGGAGGGATCCTTAGTAATCTGTAACACTCATCAGCAGAGTAAGATAGGCAATCCTCGATAACGCTGTTAGGAATAGTGTTAACATCAGGTTTATTACTCCAGTCTCTTACTTTCGCTACGAGAGCGTCATATAAAGGTGTTGCCATATATTATTCTCCTTATAGGGCTTTAATATTACTTGTTTTAAGTAATGGATAATCTGATTCGATAATTTGTTTTAAACGTCTTAGTTGAGCAGGATCATGCATAAAGTCTGGGGAATGAATATCCATCCCATATTTGGTTAGAATATCAATTGCAACAATATCAGGAATAATAGCAAAGGAACGATATGTTCGACCATTACTTGCAATTGTATCTTGTTCTCTTTGTTGTGCAGCGTAGTCTTTATACGCTTGGATGTCTTGCTCTAATTGATAATTTTGTTCGTCAGTCTTAACGATAAAACTATTTAGATTATTTTCTTGTGATCGGAATCCCATTTGTGTCCTTTAGGTTAATTTGAAAATGCAATATTAAAGAAACCATCGTGAGTTAATTCACCAAATTCATACTTATCATTAGCACCATTATAAGGTGCAGGTGTATCGGTAACGTAAATAAGGTTACCACTAACAACTTTCTCGTATGAAACAGAAGTAATTCTACCTCTACTGGTGACTACATTTCCTACAACTACTGGAGCAGATAAACTAACTGAAGCAGTATATCCTGGAATAAACTCAGATGTTTGATCTGGATGTGTAATCTTTAGGAAGTTCATCTTACAATATAATTAGCCACGTATGCTGAAAAAATATTACCGGGTACTAGGCAACCTACTTCATATTTATTATTAGCACCATTGAATGGATCAATTTCTGTATTAACGGGGATACCTGCTAAATCGATATATGAAACACGGGTAATAATATTGTTAGTAACTTGAACACCACGGATATAATTATCAGGAATAAGAGTTTCTACGCCAGCGGCGCTAGTAATTTTTAAAACTTTCATTGTATCTCTTTCCAATTAAAAAGGGATAAGGTTTCCCTTACCCCTTCTTAGGTTAATTATTGACCAGATAGACCGAAGATTAAACCGCAGCCCTTGGGGTTACGGCACTCTAGGGTACCTTCTTCAACGATTTGACCGATGATAGAATCACCTAGTTGGCCTAGATCTACTTCTTGAGTAGGACGTAGGCTAGCATACGCGAACCACTGGGGATCATAGACTAGAGCGCTGAAGTTAGCGGTATTGTCTAGACCGGATACGGCGGTGTTAGCAATGCCCATTACGTAGTTAGGAACTACCATGATGTCGCCGAAGTCAGACATGTAGATTTCTACAGATTGACGTAGCTTGCCATCGGCATCGATGTTACGGCGAACGTTACCGTCACCAGCGTTGCTTGAGCTAGAACCAGCGGCTTGAGCCTTGGCGCTGAAGACACGGCGGTTAGCGGGTGATAGCATAAGCTTGGTAGCCTTACCACCGTTTTCGTAGATAGCTTGCATTACAGTATCAATGTGTGATAGCTGTAGGGATACCTTGTCAGCACTGGTTACAGTGGTGAAGGTACCAGCAACACCACCACCTGGAT